CTACCCCAAAAGACCAGTCAAGGTCACGGCTGCATTTTCCAGTTCGTCATCTTGAACCCGCCTGTATTCCTCCAAGGTGATTCGAACACTGGAGTGTCCCACGATTTTCGCCACAACTTCCGGCAGCACCCCTGAACGGATGGCCAGAGTGATGAACGTGCGGCGCATGTCGTGTATTGTGCCCGTCCTGATTCCAGAGCGTTTCAGGACAATCTGAAAGTTCTGCCAGAAAGGAATGTACCTGAGAAGCTTGCCGTTCATTGATGGAAACAGCCAACCCTCTTCATTCCACTGCGGGCCGGCAGCCTTGCGGTCCTCTTCCAGTCTAAACAGCCATGCCGCCAGAATGGGCTTTACATCCTCTGGCAACCTGACTTTCCGCCTTGCAGCTTCGGTCTTACCACCAGAAATCTGCAAGGGATACGTCTTGTCATCCCGTCCGGATACGCTGCGCTGAATGTTCAGGGTTCCATCTTGCAGGTTCAGATCATCGATCTTCAGAGCTTGTATTTCCCCAATGCGGGCACCGATGCTGAAGGCCAAACAATACAGGGGGTACAAACGGTATTCACGTGCCACCTCAAGAAACTTTTGTACTTCTTCACGGGTCCAAGCGATCCCGGTTTTGCCCTCAGCTCTGGGTGCTCTGGGAGCACGGATGTTTGCAGCAGGGTTCTTGCTGATCACCTCCAAGCTGACTGCCTCTGCGAACGCTCGGCGCAGCAGTTGCAGGATTTTCATGCGTGATCTGTGAGCAAATTTCTCACTGTCATCAATCACCTGCTGTATGTGATAAGGCTGGATTGCCTGAAGTTGGATCCGCCCAATCTTCTCTGTGATGATTCTGGCCAGCCGGTCATTCTCTTTTTTACTGGTGTTGGCCAGCTTGGAATTCCACCTTTTCAGGTGTTGGTCCAGCCATTCCGCCACGGTAATGGATTGTGGGTTCACCAGGGCGCCCCGACCACTGTCGGCGATCAACTCAGCCAGTTTGGCTTCTGCTTTCTTTTGGACTTTCCGGTCTTTCTCGGAACCCTTAAAATACCGTTTGATTGTTTTCCGTTTGCCTCTGGAATCAAGACCGAGGTTGATTTCTGCACACCATGAGTCATGCGCAGCGGAATAGTAAACACTCCCCAGGGCACGACGCTCTGGTGGACCAGCTTCTTTTTTTGGCATGATGCACCTGCGTTATGGAATCAGTCGGAATCCACTCCGGGTCTGAACGGCATACACCCTGCCCAGAGTTTTGGAGTCTTCAGGCAGTGAAAAAGGGGCATATGCTTTTTGGTCAGGGTTGTCGCTGTAAAGGTAGGGGCGGTCACAGGTTTCATCCACCCAGACTCGTTTCACGCAAATACTGCCATCAGGTAACTCAAATGCATACACCCTGCCATGCCTTGGCTCATCATCATTTGGGTCCACAAAAACAGTGCTTCCATGAGTAATGGCAGCAGGGGAAGGCATCTCCATGCTGTGCCCATACACGAAGAACAATTGTGTTCCCGGTCTGACGGCTGCATGCATCACCTTGAGGCTTTTGGTGGGTGGCGGGGTCTCGTCAGGGTAGTATGGCTCGCTGGCATTGGCAACACCAGAATAGTCCAGCTCGATTACTGTTTTAGCGTATCCTTTGGGAATAAAACCACTGAATCCAAATCTGTGCACGTTGCGGCCTCCTTAAAGGGGTTTGTTGGGGAGCAGAAGGTAAGCACGACCAATCACTCTGGCGTCTTTGATTGGAATGGGCAGGTGTTCAGGGGAATTGTTGTCTGCCACCATCCAGAAGTCGCCTGTTGCGGTTTTCACGCAACGCCTTACATACACATTCTTTCCCGATTTCAGGACAAAAATGCTGTCAGGTGTTGGGGTCTGCTCGTCGAGGTCCACCAGAAAAATGTCATCATTGCGGATGCTGTTGTCCGCCAGTGATCGCATTTCATCTCCAGCCATCTGCAAGACCAGCATTCGGGGGCGGTGCTGGGCAGGTGTCAGGATGATGGGGTAAGGCAATTCAAGTCCTTCTTTGGGCTGGTCAGCCACCTTCAAGGGATAGACATGGTGAAGGCTGACATCACTGGCTGGAATTGCGTTTCCTCTGGTGGGGTTTTCTTTGGGGCTGGTCAAGGATTCGATCACGAGACGTTTCGACTCGAAGCGCGCGCGTGATTCCTCCGACATGGCCTCTACAAAGTCCTTCAGGGTGATCCCAAAAACTTTAAGGATTTTAAGAACGTCGTCTATTTCGATGCTTGCGGGGTCTGTGTAGCCATTTTCAAGTTTTGAGATGTAGCCCTGGGACAAACCGGTTCTTTTGGCAACTTCAGATTGGCTGATTTTCCCCTCCCCTGTTGGGGGGCGGAGGCGCCAGTCTGAAAACTGTTCACCGAAAGAAATTTTTTGTGTCGCCATAGTTACCTCGATGTGATGCGGACTGCGCGCGTATCTACACACTATCATGACGGAATAATCATACTTGAAATTATTCCGTTGTAATGATACGATGATCAGGCCTGAGGAGTTCCCAACGGGAGCAACAACGGCGGAGTTGTTTGACAGCCGAATAGAAATGAGTATGGCACGACACAAGGAAGATTCCAGAAAAATCTGTGTGGTTGAGCAAGCGTGACGCGGAATGAACGGGAAGGGTGATACTTCCCGTTTTTTAAGACTTCAAATTATTACAACGGAATAATATTTTTCGAATGTCCATTATCAGGAGGAAATATGCAGCAACTGAACCATTTGAGAATGGCTGCGAACCTCACCGCAGACCAACTGTCCAAAGCCGCCAATGTCGGCACCAACCACATTTATGTGCTGGAACGCCGACCCACCGTACAGGACTCTGTACAGCTCATGTTGCGACTGGCCACCGCTCTGGCCAGCAGATTGGAACGCCCTGTGCACGAAGTCTTTTATGAGATTTGCGCAGACGCTCCCCTCTCCCCTGCCCCGGAGCAAAACACATGTCCGGTCTGAGCATAGAAATCCCTGGACTGGCCACCTTGATCGACGCCCTTCCACAACTGAAAGCCGCTTTAGAGAAATCCCAACCCATCAAACCCCTTGGGGTGCGAGAAGCTGCTGAATTCCTCGACATCGGCACACAGGAAGTCTACCGGCTGGCAGGGGCACGACTCCTGCCCGGCATCAAGGTGGGCAACGGCTGGAAGTTCGATCCCAGAGATCTTTCCGACTGGGTCCGCTTCAGTGCCCTGGTGGGCAGGCAAATCACTGTCGATGAACTACGCAACTTCCAAGAGAAAGACAAAACCCCCGCTGCTACGGGGGTTAAGAAAGGACTGTAGTTGTGAAGAAAGCTGTTGAGACTCACCAAAAGGCTAGCACGGAGCCTCCAACCGTGCAACACCCTCCGCTCACACCGGAGATCGCCCAACAGATGCTGGACACCTTCGAGGAACTCAGACGATACGCCGGTTTGGATGCCAAGCAAATCGCTTTGCACATTTACCTGAAGCAACTTCTGGGCTACCCCATCAGCGAACGGACGTTGAGCCCTCAAACCTTGAAGCGCATCGAGAAATTGAGGACTGCATCATGATCCTCGCGCAGCACTTGAATGCCGCTCACATGGTTCTGAGAAACGCCATTCTAGCCCATGCCAATGCCATCGAGGCAGAAAAGAAAATCTGGCAAGAGCTGAGGGCAATCAGCGACGTGGAAAAAAACTTGAGGCCTTACGAAAAAGCAGCAGAAGCAGTTCGCCTCGCCAAAAGGGATTTGGACATCGCCCAAGTGGAGTGGGAACACCTTCAAGCCCAGTTGCTTCTTCGGGACATTGAAACACGGAGGAACCGATGATCTGGATTGCTCTCCTCATTCTGGCTGGACTGCTGGTGGCCATTGTTCTTCACGCCAAAACCCTGCGCCTCAGAGCCCTTCAAGAGGAACAGTGGTGGGCCATGGCCCCAGAGGAACCGATCTACAGCTACACGGACCCCACAGTACGCATTTACCGCCATCACCTCGCAACCGTCATGAGGGCCAGAGCCCGGAAGGGCCTTCCTTCATGACCCCCAGTGACCGGCGAACAGAAACCTTCCTTTACCAGTGCATCCGCATGGCTGAATTCTTGAAGATTTCACCCCAAGAAGCCTTTAAACGGCGGTGCTGGGAAATCAGCCAGCAATTCCCGGACCTGCCTTCCGTACAGGTCCACACCAAGGAGGACCCCCAGTGATTCACCGCAACACCATTGATGTGTTCAACCCAGAGCACTTCAAGAACCTTGCCAACATGGCAGAGACCTTCATCCGCAGCCGAATGCTTCCCCCTGCCTTTCAGAGCCCTGAGCAAGTCATCGTGATCATCTGCAAAGGGCTGGAGCTTGGCTTGCAGCCCTTGCAAGCCCTCTCTGGAATCAACGTGATTCAGGGCAAGCCGACAGTCAGCCCCCAGTTGATGCTCTCATTGATCAACCGCAGCGGAAAACTGGAAGACATCAAGTTTGAAATCGGCCCGGATTTTGTGGCCTGCACCATGAAACGCTCTGACCGCAGCCCACACACTGAGCGTTTTGGGACCAAAGAAGCACAAAACATGGGGTTGGCCAACAAAGACAACTACAAGCGCCAGCCGACTGTGATGTACAAATGGCGCGCGGTGGCCGCCTGCGCCAGAGTGACTTTCCCTGACATCATCGATGGCCTCTACACCCCCGAGGAAATGGGCGCGGACGTTGTGATTGACGAAGAGGGGGGCATGGAAATTGTGCCTCCCTCTACCCCCAAAGAAAAAACCCTCAGTGCCGAGGCAGCTGGGCGACTGGGAGACAACCTTGAAAAGTTTGGCTACATCTGGCCACTGAAACTGGCCAGTGACCTGGTCGGGCGAGAAATCAAAGCCCTCGGTGAACTGACCATCTCTGAAGGGACGCAGGTGTACAACCACGCGAAAGCCAACCCCATTCAGCACCAGCAACCCACAGCCACAACGCCTTCTCCAGAGAAGACCTCGCCTCTGGTCGGCAAGATCATGGGCCACCTGCACAGCCGGTTCAAGTTTCCCCAGCAGGAAACCGAAGAGGACCGCTCAAAGCGACTCAGCTTCATGGCCTTCCTCGCCAACCGGGACAGCGCCAAAGGGGTCACCACCTCCAAGGGGTTCAGTGAATCGGAACTTCAAACCATTCTGGACCGACTCAGCAAAGAGAAAGACCCCGAAGCGCTGAAAGCCCAGTACCAAGACTGGCTTTCGGATCTCCCCATCTGAGGTGTTGAATGATCATTCCAAGCAAATACCAAGCAGCCATCTTCGAATGGATCAAAAACGGCAGCGGACACGGCATCGTGTCCGCCACTGCCGGAAGCGGCAAGACCACCACGCTGGTGGAGGCCTCCAAGCTTCTCCAAACCCCTGACTCCATCTTTCTGGCCTTCAACGCACACATTGCCAGCGAACTGAAAACCCGGCTCGGGAATCGCATGGAAGCCCGAACCATTCACTCTCTGGGCCTTGAAGCCCTGAAACTGGCTTACCCAGAAATCGGCAGGAAGCAACCGCAGAAAAGCAAGTACAAGGACATCTGCAAGTCGCTGGTGGATCGATTTCAGCAGCAGAACCCCAGCGTGGAAGGTGCAGATGAGCTCTTTGACCCCCTGCAGAGCATCGTTCGATTCGCGATGCTCACCCTCTGCGAGCTGGGAAGCCCAGAGGAATTCAAGCACCTCACCCGCTCCTATCAGGTGGAGTACCCCCCGCAGTTTGCTGAAACCCTGCGGGACCTTGCTCGGCAGGTGATGCGCTTCGGAGAGCGTTACGTGGATGAGCAAGGGGTGTACAGCTTTGACGACATGGTCTGGCTGCCAGCAAAACACCAATTGCGCCCCAGACAGCAGTACAGGTGGATCTTTGTGGATGAGGCCCAAGACCTCAATAAAGCACAAGTAGAGGTGGCATTGGGAGCACTTGCCCCAGGTGGTCGGATGCTGGTGGTCGGTGACCGGATGCAGGCCATCTACGGGTTTGCTGGTGCAGACCACCGCAGCATGGACAACCTGAAAGAACGCCTGCAAGCCACAGAGATGCCCCTCTCAATCTGCTACAGGTGCCCAACGTCACACATCCAGTTGGCAAAGCAGCTTGACCCCACCATTGAACCTTCCCCCAATGCAGCCACTGGAATCCTCGGGGCTGTCCCAGAAAACATGCCCCTCAGCAGGATGGTCAGAGATGAAGACCTGGTGCTCTGCAGGATGACTGCTCCACTGGTGGAGAACATCTTCGAGCTGATCCGGGCAGGGATTCCGGCACGCATCCGGGGGGCCGACATCGGTAAAGGGCTGGTCAGCATGGCTGAACGGGCATGGGAAAAAGCCAGAAACCCCTATTGGTCCATCAGCCAGTTCTATCAGGCCCTCAACAATTACGAAGATTCACAAATCCAGTTGATTGACCGGAGGCGAATCCCTGAGGACGAAAAAGACGAGTTGATTGAAGAACTGTCAGACAAGATCGATGTGCTGAAGATCATCGCCAGCCAGAGGGAGCACCTCAGTCTGCAGGACTACACCCGGTACATTGAGAGCCTGTTTTCGGATTCCAGAGCTGGAGTGGTGCTCAGCACCGTCCACAAAGCGAAAGGCTTGGAGGCGAATCGGGTGTTCATCTTGAAACCCGGCCTGATGCCTCATCCGAAAGCCAAAACCACCACGGCAATGCAGGCAGAACAGTGCATCGAGTTTGTTGCACTCACCCGGTCAAAGCACACATTGGTCTTCGTGGGCGTCAGCAACCGCCTTCCCATTCCAATGCCAGTGGTTGAACTGGTGAATGGAGAGTTGCGCAGCACTGGTCAACCCAGCCTTTGGGCTTAAGGAGTGAATGCATGCCAGAGCTTCCCTTGCATGGCAAACGAGGTGCTGGCAAGGTCACACTTGTGGATTCTGAGTGGCTTGATCGCCTGCAAGTCCACAAGTGGTACCTGAGCAAAAGCGGGTATGCCTGCACCAAGATTCAAGATGGGGTGTTCTCCAGATGGATCACCCTTCACCACCTGATCAGAGATGAAGATGGCGGGTTGTTCATTGATCACATCAATGGCAACAAGTTGGACAACAGGGTGCAGAATTTGCGTTCTGCAACCAAGGCAGAAAACAACCGGAACCGCAAACCTTTCACTTGCAACAAGTCAGGCTTCAAGGGTGTCACGATGCGTGGCCCCAAGGAGTTTGAAGCCAAAATTCATGAGGGGGACAAACAAATCCGGGTAGGGACGTACCCTCACCCTCTGCTTGCAGCCATTGCCTACAACGCTGCGGCTCTGGCCCTCTACAAAGAGTTTGCTTACCTGAATCCCATCCCTGAGAACTACATCGAGGTTGTGATTCAGGACTTGGCCAGCACAGAGGCAGCAGATTGATGGGCACCCTCAAAGAAGTGCTGGAGCAGTTGTTCACGCAGGCCAAGACAGAAGAAAAATCCCAAGATGTCACGGTTGCACGGGGACTTTACCTCCGTGCAACCTTCGATCACGGGATGAGGAAACTGCTGCTGGGCCGTAAAGCCCCAGCAGATGAATCGAAGAAGGGTCCCAGCCCGAAAGAAGTGCAGATCTGTGCTGAGCATGCAGGCATCCGGTGGTACACACAGGACGCTGGCTACAGCGCAATGAAAGGCATGCATTGGATTCTGATTTCTGAAACACCCAACCCCCACAGGGAAAAGTGGATCAGGGAAATTCTGGAAGCCAAGGCTTTTCGTGATGAGCACTGGGCCAAAGGTTCAGTGGGGTGGGACAACTACCAGAGTGGCTTGAAAAAGCTCTCTGATGCCGAACTGGAAAAGGAACATGTGTTCAACGTCAAAACCCTTCCCAGTCCCCAGAGTGAGCAGATGTGGGAAGCGCTCCCCGGCCTCCCCGCTGAAGGCTCTACTGGGCCTAAATCGAAGCGCAAGAAGCAATCAGAGGAGAAGCAGCCTCCCTTGCTTGGAGGTGGCTCGTGACAGCTTTTAAAGGGTTTGAGCCTCCCAACTACACCCAGACTCCAAACAAGTTCTTCGAGCTGGTCCCGTTCATGAAAGAAGCAGAGCTGAAGATCACTTTAGCGGTCATCCGGGAAACCTTCGGGTGGCACCGGGAAGCTGTGAAGCTCACCGTGCCGGAGTTGATGAAACTCACTGGGTTGTCAAAGCAATCGGTGCTGAATGGGTGCAGTGCTGGAGTCCAGAGGGGCACCCTGATTCAAGCCAGTGAGAACCCGGATGGGAAAGGCCCTTACAGTTACACGCCGAACGTCAACTACTTCGATCCAGAGGGGTCTAAATTTTTGACGGTCAGCAAAAAACGCAAGGGGGTCAAAAATTTAGACGGGTGGGGTCTAAAATTTAGACCCTCAGCAGTCAAAAATTTAGACCCCTCACAGACCTTAAACACCTTCCAGAACTGTGTTTTTTCAGGCCTAAAGAAAGTATTTAAAGAAACTTCTAAAGAAATAAATAAATACGTACTGAATCCTGAAATCTCACCCGTGGGTCAGAACACCGGAAACCCCTTCAAACCCCGTTCTGGAAAAAAGAGGACTTCCAAGTCAGTGAAGGGAAACGACCAACGCAGTTCAAAAAGTTCCGGGGGCGGCCGCCCGCCAAAACCGATTCCGGATCCGCTGGAAAAAAACCGCAGCCAAGTCAAAGGCATCCTCGGAACTGCCTTCGGGTGGGCGCTGTTCAACAAGTACCAAGGCATGGTTGCCAAAGTGCCACGCCAAAAGTGGCTTGACCTGCCCATCGACCGGGTGATCGAACTGCGAGAACAAGCCAAGACCGATTGGGAAAGTGCCGGATCCAAAGATCCGAAATACCGCCTGTGCGACCTGCTGGATGCAGAAGTCAAACAAGGCATCCAGTCAGCACCCCAGTCCAACACCAAATCAGAAGGGTGGTATGACTACTGATGACCCAGAAATTGAGTCGTGAACTTCTTGGAGCTGGTTGGACATTTGGAGGTGGACAGTCCACGCCCGTTCAATCCCAAGACCCTTCCCTCCCCCCTTGCCCCATCTGCGGTGCGCCAGCGCAAGCAGGTTACGATTACACCCGTTGGGACAACATCGCTCATAACTGCCTGTGCTGCCTGAGCAATGAAAGCCAGTATGACCACCAACTCAGAACTGTTTTGTGGCCAAGCCGGAAACAGGACCTCCGAAAAAGGGATTTGCTGAAGACCGCAAAGTCTGATTTCCTCTCCAGCCTGCCCGTGGAGTACAGGCAGTACACCTGGGCCAGCCTGCAAGTCACAGAGGCAAACAGGGCAGCCCTGCAATCCATCCGGCCAAACGGGATCACCTGTTACCAGCCCCTCGGGCAAAAAGGCAGCGGATCCTTATACCTCTATGGGACACCGGGAACAGGGAAAACCCATCTGGGTGTCGCCATAGCGCAAGAAATCTGCGAAACCCACGTTTGCAGGTACTTCAGTGCGAAAGCCCTGAAAAGCCAGATGCAGCAAGCCGCTCTGGGAAACGCAGAGTGGCCAGACTTGGTGACTCCAGACCTGATCCTGTTCGATGATCTGGAGAAAATCAATCCGACGGCATACACCTACGAATGGTTCTTTGATGCCCTGGAAACCCGACTGAACAACAGAAGGGGAAGCATCTTCACCAGCCAACAAAGGCCCGGGGCGACAGCCTTGCGCCTCACTCCAGTCGATCACGAAAAACTGAAAGCCGCCAATGGCAACCCTGCCCTCCTCAAAGAGGTGGAGCAAGAACGGCTGTTGCAGGCTGGAGCTCTGGCCAGTCGGATGAGCGCAGGCCTGAAATTCGAGATCACCGGCAGAGACAACCGGGCGAACCACTGAAATGGCCAAGTCCGGCAAGCTGAACAACCAGCCTGCCCTACTGCCCCTCTTCGAAACACCAGTCGAACCCGAGCCCACCAGACCGCTGCCCGAAATCCACTTGGGCATGCAGGTCTGGTGGAAGTGGGAACACAACATCCTGACCGTCAAAGAGCGCGGTGAGGCCGGGATGTTCTGGTGGTGTGAATGGCCCAGAGGGAAAGTCAGAGGCACATGGGTACCCGTACAAGAACTCAACCCCATCGAAAGGAGCACCACCGCATGACAGGAACCACAGAGAAACCCAGCAAGAAACGCACCAAGGCTGAAGCTGCCCCACCCATTGAACACGCTCCAGTTCCAACAGCACCCAGCGAAGGGGAATACCAGAAGGTCCCCTTCAACACCACCTTTCCTTCTCCCCTCAACCCTCGAAAGCACTTCGAGGAAAGCTCCATTCAGGAGCTCGCAGAGAGCATTGCAGCCCACGGAGTGCAACAGAACCTTGTGGGTCGCCCTGTTGGCGAGCAGATCGAGATCATTGCTGGAGGGCGACGCTGGAGGGCAGTGAATACCTTGGTTGCCTCTGGCCGGATCCCTGTAGATTTCCCGGTGCCGGTTCTGGTGAAACCCCTGACCGATCTGGAAGCCCTTGAAATTGCCACTGCCGAGAACGTCCAGCGCAGGAACATGACCCCTCTTGAAGAGGCCAACGCTTTTGCGCAGATGGTGGATCTGGGCGACACCGTGGATGAAATCGCCCGGAAGTTTGGGTACAAACCCAAACTGGTGGCCAGCCGGGTGAGGATCTCGAAACACCTCTGCGCAGAAGTCAAACAACACCTTGAGGAAAGAAAAATCACCCTCGGACAGGCAGAAGCCATTTCACTGGCCCACTCTGCAGCCCTTCAAATAGAGATCCTGAAAAATTACCACTGGGACCCCAAGCACATCATCAATTTCCTGCAGAAAGGCCAGTTCTTGGTGGAGTACGCACGGTTCGATGTGGCAGCCAGCAAACTGCAAACCCACAAGGATCTGTTCGGAGATGTGCCGGAATACTTCACCAACAAACAGAAAGCTCTGGAACTGCAAATTGAGGCCCTGAGAGAACAGGGTCTGCGTCTCAGGCAAGAAGGTCAATTTCCTTGGGTAGAGGTGATTCAAAACGACAACAGCCACTGGCCTTCCAACTGGGATGACCGGGAAGAATACATGACCGTCGGCGAAGAGCACAAAGAACTCTGCGGGTTTGTGCTTCAGTTGATGCCATCGACCGGGCAGGTCCGAGAGTTGAACAGGGTGGCCAGACGCAAGGAAGTGAAAGCCAAAGAAAAAGCCCAGAGGGTCGCAAAGTACCCCGAGCCCGAGAGCGCCAACTCCACTGAACGCGGGATCACCCAAGGGGTTCTGCTGGACACCCACCGCTTCAGGCTGCTGCACCTCCGGAGGGCCATCAAAAACGATCTGAGAATTGGTTTGGTGCTGACCATCATGGGGCTTGCCGGAGAGCATGAGATTCACATCCACCGTGATTACATCAATTCCGTCCCAGACCCAGAGAAAAAAGCCTTCGAAGCTGCCATGATCCAGCTCACCACAGTGCAGGAAACCCCCATCTTCCAACCCCACTTCCGGGAATACTATTCCAAAGAACACACTGACCACATGCTTTTGCTCTCAGGCAAAGAACTGAGGCCCCATGAGCTTTACCAGCTTCTGCTTCAACTCTCTGAAACCACCCTCCTCCAGGTCCTCTCAATGTTGGTGGCCAGTCAATTCGGGGATGTGCCAACCCACAATCCGAAGAATCGTCCCAGCCCACTGGCAAATCTGATCGCCAGTCAGCTCGGGGTGGAAACCGAAATGCGAAAGCACTGGGAGCTCACCGAGGAATTCTTGAAAGGCCACCCAAAAGACATGGTGGTCGATCTCGCCAAAGAAGCAGAGTTCCACTGCCCGGGCATCTACGAAGTGATCAGCAACCTTTCCACCCGAAAAGACATGATCACGAAATTCATGGAGTATGCCCAGCAGCTCCGCGAGAAGGAATGGGTGCCGCAACTGGTGCTGTTCGATGACACCCCAGAACCATTTAAGCCCTTGAATGACCTTGAAGGCGAACAAGCAAAATAACTCACTCCAGAGGGCATAAAACTGCCCTCTGCCCTTTTGGAGAAGTGACATGGCCCACCTGATTCTGGTCGTCATTTTGCTCTTGGCCCTCTACGGCATCGTGCAAGTGGTCTTGGTGACCGAAACACGAGACCTGCAGAAAGAAAAGGACGGTAACGAATGAACCCACATGACCTCTTCAAACTCTGGTCCAGCAGCCCCAGCATGGTGGTGGTAGACACAGAAACCAGCGGGTTGACCATCCAGAGCGGCATCATCGAAATCACCATCATGGAAGGCAGCAAAACCGTTCTGTTCAACCAGCGAATCAACCCCTTACACCCCATCCCTGCAGAAGCCACGCAGATTCACGGCATCACGGACACAGACGTGGCAGGCTGCCCCACCTGGAAGGACCTTCTCCCGCAAATTTCAGAAGTGCTGGCAGGTCGAAAAGTGGTCTTCTGGAATGAAGAATTCGATACCCGAATGATGTTCCAGAGCAGCCACCAGAACGGTGTGGTCTGGCCCGGCATCAAGGGCATGGGGGCCACCAGTCACTGTGCCATGAAGGAATATGCCAAGCTCATGACCCTCCCCGGTCAGAAGGAAGCCAAATTCTTCAAGCTCCTCAAAGCCTGCCAGTTGGAAAAACTCGATCCTTCTCTGTACGGCGCTGCGCACTCCAGCATTGGGGACTGCCAGAGGGTGGTGGATGTGATTCACGCAGTTGCGGCCCGCTGGGAGGGCTGATGCAACGGGACCTGCTGGCCCTCACGGTTTCACCACCGTGGGGGTTTGCAATCCTCCATCTGGGAAAGAACGTGGAAAACCGCGATTGGTTCCCAGAACGTCACGGGATGCGCCAAGGTGAGCCATTCTTGCGTCCCGGTGATTGGTTCTTGATTCATGGCGGCCGCTCTCCGTTCACAGCAAAGAGAGGGGACATCCAAGAAACCGATTACGGTCATGAATTCAGAGTGGCCATACGCCTGCTGTCCATCGACTTCAACTCAGGCAAGATGCCCCAAGAGCACATCAACAAGGAATACCTGAAAAGCATCTCAACCCCCCTTGAAGATGGGTATGAGCTTGATTACGCCCACTTTCACCTTCCGGGTCTGATTGGTGCTGTGGAATACCTCGGATACCGGAAGGGGTACGAGAGTTACTGGTCAAACGGCAGGAGCAAATTCCAATGGCTTTTGGGCCGCAAGGTGGTGTTTCCAGAAGCCATTGAGGTCAAAGGCGCTCCGAAGCTCTGGCAGGTGCCTGATGATTTGCGCCTGCAGGCCCGTGAGCAATTCAGATTGGGACGCCAGTCCCTGAAAGGATCACCATGAAGGAAGATTCAGAGCAATGACCAACCTATCCCCTGAAGAGAAACCCATCATCGATGTGTTGACCTCTGAGGAGCAAAGCCAACTGGACCAACTTGAGAGCACCATTCAGCAGGCAGTTGAGCAAGTCAAAGCCGGGTGGCATGCCTTGAAGGAAATCCACGACAAGGGGCTGTACAGGCTGTACGGAACGTGGGAAGAATACCTGCAAAAACGGTGGAACATCTCAGCCACCCACGGCCACAGGCAGGTTGCAGCAGCAGCTTTGGACACGATTCTTTTGAATGCCGGAGTGGTGGTGGAGGCGGAGCGCAGGCTCCGCCCCCTCACCCCCCTGCTGGACCTTCCGGACGAAGATCAGGTGGCCATCGTGCGAACCCTTCGGGAAACCTGTGGTTCCAAGCCCTCAACGGCTCAAGTGAAGGCCTTCGCTGAGGTGATCAGACAGGTGCATGACACTGGGTACCTGCCTCACCCTGAAACCGGAGAGCCAACACCATGGACCGAGATCCCTCCAGAAGTGCGGGGACAGACTTTCCAAGCTGCCATCACCCAAGAGGCATACCACAGCCTGCAACGCCAACAGGGGCACATCGAAGAAAGCAAGCGCAGCAAGCAAGTCGCTGGAGATGTCGCTTGGTATGAGTGGCCAGTCGAAGAAGTCAAAACGCACACCCACCACCGGTTCACCCTGACCATCGAATCAGATGGAAATGGCGGTGCCCGGTGTGTGGCCACCATGACCCACAGGGACACCGGAGAGGAATTGTACGCAGGTGATCCCATCGGCTGGATGAAAGCAGCCGTCATGAATTTGGTTCGAGAAATGGGGGGACATGTCAAAGAGAAACAGGCTGCACCGGGAGAAGCTTCGATCCAAGAGGCCTCCCATCATGAAGAAACGGCGGGTCCTTAAACCCCCTGACGGATACCAACCCAGAATTCCTGCTGACCCTCCATGTCCCACATGTGAGGGTCTCACCTTTCCAACAGACCGGATCAATCTCTGCACGGCTTGCGGTCGGGTGATCCCCGGAGATGACGGGTGCATCTGAATGGGCTTCGAGTTGAATTACGAACGCTATGAAGCTCTGGCTCACGCCGGAGACCAAAGGGCAGTGCTGACCCTGCAACGGTTCTCTGAAGCAGGTGACCGGAAAGCCTCCAGAATCCTTCAGGATCTCCAAAAGACCCAGAAACCCGAACCTCAAAAAACCACACCGCCAGTGGCCATCAGAGAACCACGGCAGATCCGGTTCACCATTCCTGCGATGCCTTGGCAGACCCTGCACCAGTTGCCCGGTGGTGGATTCAAACCTGTGACCAGCCGGGTGTTGGTCGGTTACTACACCAAAGGGAAAGCCTTCAGTGCAAACCCACGGGCAAAGCAGTATGACGCGTGGAAAGAACATGTTCGGGCCCACCTGCCTGAAGTTCTGGCCCAAGGGGTGTATGCCAACACCCGAGACAGCCGGGCAGACTGCACCATCCTGCATGTCTGGTTTGAATCCCAGCATCACTGCGACGTAGAGAACTTGAGGAAGGGCATTGTGGACACGATTTTCTCTCAGGAGTCTACTGGCAAGAAACGCACTTCCAACTTCGACAAGTGGGTCAAGGGTTCCATCCCTTGGCCTGAATACGACCCTGAAAACCCAAGGGTTGACGTAGAGGTCACCCTCTACTGAAAGGGAAACATGACAGCAACTGAAGTGAAAGCCCACCCCCTGCTGTTCAGAACAGAGATGGTTCAAGCCATCCTCAGTGGACAGAAAACCGAAACCCGACGCGTGGTAAAAATGCCCCCCGCTGTGCATGCAGACAAGAATCTGGCTGTCACTGAGGATGGTCGGGAACTCTACTACCCGGATTATCCAGATGAAGGAGTGATCGGAGTCCAACAGCGCAACTGGCAACCGGGGGATTGCATCTGGGGCAAAGAAACCTATGCAGATCTGGCAGACCAGCGCTCTGAGAACGGTGTGATCGGGGCCCACCAGCACCAGTGGATTTACAGGGCAGATGGCTGTGAACTGTACGGGGAAACCGACGACCCTGAGGCCGTCTGGTTGCAGGACATCAAATGGAAGTCCTCTCGGTTCATGCCGCGCGCAGCGTCCAGACTTCTGTTGCAGATCAACAGCATTCGAATTGAACGCCTGCACGGAATCTGCCAGGGCGGCTCAATCAATGAGGGCATGCTGAGCCTCTCCAAGAAACTGATCTTTGAATTGTTCCCAGATTACGCAGAAGCTTACAGGGAAGCAGAGAAAGCCCGGCAGCAATACATCGCCCTGCATGGAGACTGGCTCCCAGGAAAACCACCCTTCCCGATCATGCCTCTCGGCCCATCTCCTCTGGAGCGCTTTGAGAAATACTGGGACAGCATCAACCCCAAAGCGCCATGGGCATCCAACCCGTGGGTCACAGTGATCGTCTTCAAGAAGGTGATGCCATGAGAAGCGGATACGGCCACTCAAAGTGCTGGCAAGACTGGTACCCCCTCCCTTACCGTTACTCTTGCCCTCTGCGCTGGCTGGAAGACATGTTGTGCAACACCCAATTGACTGGAGGGGCATACGCCTACAAACGGGTGCGCTCCATTCCCAATTTCCATGAAGTGTTGCAGCTCCAGCACAAGCCCCTCAAAGGATTGCCCATCGTGATCCAGATTCTCAGGCAGCCCATTCGAATCCGCAAATACTGGTGGCGATCATGAGTTTCAAAGTGATGGTCAAATGCCTGAACCGTCGCGTTCTGCTGTGCACCGCCACGGAATTTGATGATGCCTGCTCCAAAGCACTGGCATGGTGGTGTAAGCAGGCAGGAGCACCAGACACAACCAACCTCAAAGGTACATGGTTAGAATCTCAGGCCAATGGTCACCGAATTTGGTTTTTTGTCCCTGAAGTGGCTACGCTGGATGCAATGGGTTGGACGCTTCCAGGATGTGAAATTCAACAGGTGGCATGATGTCAAGAAAAGAGAATTGGATCTCACCCACGGGTTAGACTCGTACTTTTGGTAGCATTCAGATCAAGAAATATTATTCAGTAATAATATTCCTGAAGCACACGATGATTCCCTCTGGAGTTGCCATGACCATGAATGCCGAACCCCAACGCAAAACCCGCAAGCCCCACACCATCAAAACCAAAGACCCCATCAGCCTCACCAAGGCCGACCATTACAACTTCAACGCCCTGGTGAAAACCCTCGCTTACTGCACCTTCTGGATGACCAGTGACCTGAAAAACGAGCGTGGCCACTGGCAGATCCAATACAAAAGCGCATGGGAATACATCAGCGACCACCCAGATGACCCAGAAAACATGCTGCTGGTGGTTGAAACCAGTCTGGAAATCAGAGGGCTTGACGCCCAGTACCTCAGGGGGGAATTCTTGAAGCTCTCCCCTGACTTCCAAGTTGCCATCCAGACGTACTTGGACCGCAAGCCAAGGGCCGTCAAACCCAGCAAAACGTATGCCGAGGAACGCTGGCTGAAATGGATTCTGGACCCCGAGCAGGCAGAAGCCACCAACGCCAAACGCGCTGCTGCTGGGCTGCCCCCCATGACCAAGCAAGAGCGGGATGCACTGATCGGCAAAATCACGGTCGAAATGCACCACCCGACCAAACTCACCAACCAGAGCAGGGCCAACCGCAACATGCTCGGAGACCAGAAGAACTGGATGGACACCCCATTCTTCGTGGAGCCCCCAGACCTGCTTGACCACAAGTACGCCCCTCAGTTGCTCGCTTGGAGGCAACTCCTGTACAAAGTGCTTTGGGCCTGCACCCTCGAAATCCACACCACCCAACGCCAAAAGCCAAAGCCTGAGCCGACCCCAGAAGACACCACAGAGCCTCAGACCAACTGAGGGCCTTCTGTAATTTCCGGAAGTGCTATACTCAAAACACTAAAATCCCCCAAAGTCTACCCACCCGAGAGTCATATGCTCTCGGGTTTTTGCTGCATTCCGAGGTCAAAACGTGCAACAACGCATCTGGATTGAATACGGCCCACTCTCCAAACTCCTCACCGCCAAATTCCCCGGGAACCCCAAGAGTCACGCCATCACCGACCTGCTGGTCAGCATGGAACGCTTCGGGTTCACCAGCCCAGTCATGCAAGACGAAACCACCGGATGCATCCTCGCTGGCCACGGGCGTCTTGAATCGCTCCAGCAACGCAAAGAAGCAGGCCAACCCCCACCGGATCGCATTTACGAGCAGGACGGCGAATGGATGGTACCCATCCTCAGGGGTGTGGGATTCCCCTCAGACGGCGGAGAGGCCCGAGCTTACGTGCTGGCCGACAACCGACTCACCGAACTGGGCAACTGGGATCAAGAAGCCCTCGACGCTTGGCTGAAGCAAATGGCCACCGAAGACATCCCCTTGGACGGCACCGGATTTACTGCAGCAGAAGTTGCCAAACTGCTCGAGGAGCCCTCAGCACCCAACCCCACCGCTCCAGACGCCTTCCCGGAATTCGATGAAGACATCCCCACCGATCACCAGTGCCCCAAGTGCGGGTACCAGTGGAGCGGCAAGAAGAAATGACCGCCGAAAAACCCCCTTACCAGATTCCCAGCATGGCCGAAATCACCCAACTGCCCTGGAATGGTTACAACGTGGTCAGCACCTTCAGTGGAGCCGGAGGGAACAGCACCGGTTACCGCATGGCAGGCTTCCGGGTGCTCTGGGCAAATGAGTTCGTTGAAGCCGCGAGGGACACTTATCAGGCCAACCACCCCACCACCATCCTGGATGCAAGGGACATCCGCACGGTCACCGCAGCCGACATCATGCAAGCCACCGGACTGAACGCTGGAGAGCTGGACCTGTTTGATGGCTCACCCCCCTGCGCAGCGTTCAGCACAGCCGGGAAGCGCGAAAAGGCATGGGGGCAAGTGAAGGAATACAGCGACACCTCTCAGGTGGTCGATGACCTGTTCTTCGAATACACCAGACTCCTGAAGGACCTGCAACCCAAGACCTTCATTGCAGAGAACGTCAGCGGACTGGTGAAAGGCACCGCAAAAGGGTACTTCAAGCTGATCCTTCAGGCCCTCAAAGCCTGCGGTTACCGCGTGAAAGCCCCACTGCTGAACGCCGCATGGCTCGGTGCCCCGACAGCCCGTGAGCGACTCATCTTCATCGGAGTCCGAGAAGACCTGGAGTTGGAGCCACCCATCCCCACTCCCCTGCCCTACCAATACACCCTCCGAGAAGCCTTTGGGGGCGCAGATGAAATCCCAGGGGAATTCAAGTCCTTCAGCCGGAACACACAAACGTACCGCCTCTGGAGCTGGCTGAAAAACCGCAACCAGCGGGAATTCGAGAAAGCCGCACAAGCCGTCCTCGGGCGATCCACCATGATGCAACACTACCGATGCACCTACGACCGCCCCGTGAACACCGTGGTTCAAGGCAGCCAGTCCCTCTACCACCCCCTGCACCCCAGAACGCTCACCATCCCAGAACTGAAACGCGTCTCCAGCTTCCCAGATGACTACGTCCTGACAGGTAGCTTCGCCCGCCAATGGGAACGCATCGGGCGAGCCGTACCCCCCCTCTTCATGCGAGCGATCGCAGACACCCTCAGAAAGGAGGTGCTCGACAAATGCAAAACCTGAACGTCCCAGAACGCTGGACCTTCGAGAACCACGACGTGGCCAGAGCCTTCGATGACCACGTCAGGGAACAACTCCCCTGGTACGATCTCGTGACCTCCGGCATCACTCACCTTGCCCGGCACTACGCCACGGAGCACAGCGTCATTTACGACATCGGGGCCAGCACCGGAAACATCAGCAGGGCCCTCACCCCCACCGTGCAGGAACGGAAAGCCACCCTCATCGCGATTGAACCCAGCCACGCCATGCGCGAACAATTCCACGCACAGGCCCAACTGATCGTCAAACCCGCCGAAGAAGTGACCTACCAACCCTTCAGCGTGGCCATCCTGAACTTGACCCTCCAGTTCATCCAGCCCCAGAATCGAGGCCCACTCCTCGAAGAACTGAAAGCGAAGCTGCAACCCGGAGGGGCCATCATCCTTGTCGACAAATTTGAGCCCCCAGCAGGCTACGCAGCAACTGCTCTGTACCGCCTGACTCTGGCCGGGAAGCTCGCCGCTGGCGCCACCCCTGAAGCCATCATCAAAAAGGAGCTCAGCCTCGGCGGTGTGCAGAGGCCCCTGAAGCACTCGGATTTTCAGGACTGGGTTCCATGGTTCCGCTTTGGGGACTTCGCCGGATACCTCTTCGAGAAGTGACACTGCTCATTCCTGATCCAGTCGTGCTTGAAGGTTGGCCCAAGCATTGTTGCTGGCAATGTCAAATTCCGAAGGGTACCTGTCGAGAATTTTCAATGGCGAACTAACGATGAGTTCTTGTGCCCGGGGGAGTTCCCCCAGTTTTTCGGGCCACACCCCAGCCCAATAAAAATAAGCCATTTCCTCATCTGGGTAAAAGGGTTTCGATTTATCACTTGGCAGGCAGGATACAAATGCCAAATGGCGTGGAGCTGTTGACTGCAAGAGCTGTACTTCATAGCATGCACACCCATAGAAATGGTTCCGAAAAAACCAGTCCATGTCTTCAAATGTGGGGCAGACAAAACAGCTCCGTAATCTGCTGGGCTTTTCGGGAAAATGCTTGCGTCGTGTTTCTTCCAGCAGGATCTCACGCTTGTAAAGCTTGTGGGTCACACCTGTACCCAAAATCACCCTTCCAAAATTCCCTGGGAGAATCACTGCTCCGGGCACCAACTGCACACCTGAGGCATGCAAAAAAATTTCACCTGTCATGCTCCAGTCTCCCACAGAAAGAGGTGACTTCCTACGTCCCCGAGAAAGAAGGACCCCGCAAAACCTCGGGGCAAAAAAGACACCACCCGAGCCCCCCCACGCAAAAAAGTCGGCGCGAAAAACGTAGACTGGCACCGCTGGAGGGCCCTGTACGTCTACGCTGAATCCCCCATCACCTTCCAAGACATCGCCAAGCTCGAAGGGGCGCCCAGTGCATCAGCCATCGGAAAGAAAGCCGCAGAAGACGGCTGGACTGCCGAAAGGGAAAACTTTAGAAAAGAGGTGGAAAAACGAATTGCAGCTCGGGCAGTTGATGAAGTCGCAGAAGCCCGACTGCTGCACGCACAAATCAGCAAAGCAGCCCTCCAAAAAGGCACACAGATCCTCAGGCACAACCCCGCAGAAAAAGGGAACTTCAGGGACGCAGCGAGACTCATCCAGGTGGGGCTCACCGGGCACCGCCAAGCCCTCGGCCTTGACCGCCCAGAGTTCACTGAAGGTGAGTATTTCGACCGCATGCGGGATGAATTCATGAAATTCCTGACGTCAGAGGGGGTGGGTTTCACTGCGGAAGAAGCGAAAGACGCTATCAGACGGTTTGTCCTCTTCCTTAAAGAGAGGGGGGTATAGCCTCTCCAGCATCGAGCTGGCCGCAGAGCGCGCCATCCGTCAAGTGGAACTTCGAGAGGCAGCCCAGAAACCACCCGAAGATGAAGCCCCTCAGGACCTCACCGTCGAGCAAGAAAAAGCCCGAGCGGTTCAACACCTGAAGTCAAACTTTCACGCCTTCGTCCGCGCAGCGTGGCACGTCATGGAACCCATGCGCCCCATGGTGGACAACTGGCACATCGAAGCGATCTGCTTGCACCTCCAAGTCATGGCGCAAAGCTTCGGGCAGCCAGAGGGCCTGAAAGACCTCCTGATCAACGTGCCTCCGGGCAGCTCCAAGTCCCTGCTGGTGAACGTCTTCTTTCCAGCATGGGTGTGGACGTGGCTCCCAGAATGGAGGGCCATCTTCGCTTCCGGAGACATCAGTCTTTCCCTGCGTGACTCTGTGAAGTGCCGCGACCTCATGAAGTCCACGTGGTACCAAGAGAACTTCCAGCCTGAGTGGAAGTTCAAAGGGGACCAGGACGTCAAAGGGAACTTTGCAAACGACCGGGGTGGGTTCAGGATGTCCACCAGCGTTGGCGGTTCCGGCACAGGCCACCGTGCAGACAGCATTTTCGTTGACGATCCCATCAAGGCCGTGGACAGGCACAGCGAAGTGGTCCGGCACAACGTGCGAGACTGGTGGGACACCACCATCTTCAACCGCCTCTCGGACATGCAGAGCGGCACCAAAGTGGTCATCATGCAACGGTTGCATGACGAGGACCTCTCTGGTCACATCTTGCAGAAGTACACCAGCTTCACGCACCTCATGATCCCAATGGAGTATGACCCGGACCGGCATTGCAACACGCCGTACTGGTCTGACCCCCGAACGGAATTCGGGCAGCTGATGGACCCCGTTCGTTTCCCCCGCAGCGTGGTCGATCAAATGAAAGTTGCCCTCGGCAGCGTGGACTACGCAGGTCAATGCCAGCAGACCCCAGCACCCACAGACGGCGCGATCTTCAAGCGAGCCAACTGGCGTTTCTGGTTGCCGATTGACTTCGCGCAACTGGCCACCCGCACCGACATGACCAGTTACCGCAGCGAGACTGGCGAGATGATCCAACTGCCCATCAAGATCCTCCCTTACACCCTAAAGGAGATCTGCGAGCAGTCCGGCATCTTCGACGAGATGCTTGAAAGCTGGGACATGACCTTCAAGGACAAGCAGACGTCTGCTTTCACAGTCGGTCAAGTCTGGGGACGGATTGGAATCGACAAGTTCCTGCTGGATGAAGTGCGCGGACGATGGAACATCAATGTGGTGCTCAAACAGTTCATTGAACTGTCCGACAAGTACCCTCATGCGGCTGCCAAACTGGTCGAAGACAAAGCCAACGGCCCTGCCGTGATGGACCTCCTCAGGGGCACCATCTCGGGCCTGCTCGACGTGCTGCCATATGGCGACAAGGTGTCGAGAGCGTGGGCCGTTCAGCCATCACAAGAAGCCGGAGAGTGGTACCTCCCCCACCCCGCCCTTTACCACTGGGTGCAGGACTGGATCAACGAATTCACCCGCTTCCCGAACGGCTTCAAGGACCGCATCGACACGGCATCCCAAGCGGTTCAGCAACTCAACTTGAATGCCCAGAAGACAGGCCACCAGAAGAAACGGACCGTCATTCACCACAACTAGAAAGGAGGTTCACCCCGTGGATTTCATGACCGCACTCACCGCTGCACTGAAGCCCGCAGCGGCCAGCTCTGGCCCTCGCACCCTGACCACCACCAAGGCCCTTGATTACCTCAAAGGAGAACAGTACGGGCAGAACGGCGCTTACTGGATGGGTCGGACCAGTGAGAAAACCGAAGTTAAACAGGAAATCGAGAAACTGTTCGTTGCAGACAACCAGATCGGTCCCTGCATGGCCCGGCATGTTGCTGCCATGCTCGGCAAAGACCCAGAGTGGGACCTGCTGGACCTCCAAGGCGAGGTTTACGAGGGTGAGGAAGTGGATGCCCTCTCCAGTTGGTGGGATGACTTTCAGGCGCACCGCAAACTGAAGCAACTGGCCACTTACGTCTGCGCTGTCGGCAAGGCAAGCCTGCGCATCTACATCCCCAGCAAGTTCGGAGAGCAATTGCAGGCCAGCAGGCCGAAGACCATCCCCGATGCCCTCCGGGTCATCCGGGTGCAGGTCGTGACCCCGATTGATGGGGGCCCGGTGCTTGATGAGTTCGATGACCCAATGGGTTACTACTACCTCTACACACCACCCGGCGAGAAAGACGCCAGGGTTGAAGTGCATGAACCCGAGAAGGTCACCACCTATCAGGTGAAGCAAGGCAAGCTCGGTGCAGTCATCACCCCTGAGGCCCCCAACCCTCTGCTGGAGCACAACGATTTTTTGATGCGGACCTTCAGCCGTGACGGTGACCCCCTCCTCACCCAGTCGGTGATCGACAAACAGAACCTGCTGAACGAAGAGTGGACCTACATGCGGAAAGACAGCCAGCTCGCCGGGTTCAGGACGGTCTACACCATCAACGCTGACGATCCAGTGGACCAGACCGGGAAAGCCATCCCATGGGATTTCAGGCCGAACACCGTCATGTCCATCAAAGGCATCTCCCAGACCTCCAGAGATGGAAGGGACAGTTACACCGACCCGCAAGTTGGTGTGCTCAACCCCGTGGACCCCAGCGTTTTCTTCCTGCCGAAAATCCAGCAGGCCCGAGCCGCTCTGGAATCCGACTTCAACCAGACCTGGGTGACTGCTTCCTACATGGCTGTCTCTGGGGACAGCAAGCAGGAGAGTCGCAAGGCCTTCGAGCAGTTCGTGATGATCGATGGTGGCATGGTCGGAATGGCCATCAAGTGGATGCTGGAAACCGTCCTGCGCTTCGCCTCCAACATCTCAGGTCGGAAGCTGCCAGAGGGTCTGAGGATAAAGCCCCGCCTGTACCTCGACATCTCCAGAGGGAACCTGCAGATCTTTCAGGCACTCGTAGAACCCTGCGTGAAGGGACTGGTCAGCATGGCCACCCTGATCGAAGCGAACCCCGCAGTGACTGATGCTGAGGCAGAGCGCACCCGCCTGCAGGAGGATGCCAACCGGAACACCCAACTGGCCATCAACCTGATCACCGCTGGAGCTCCAGTCTCCGTGGGCCTGCAGATCTTGGCAAATGCTGGAGTCACCGCAGTCACCCCAGAGATCATCCAACAGCAACGTGAACTGGAAACCGCCAACCTGCAAATTCAAGGCTGATCATGGCCCTCAACCAGAAGCTCCAGAAGATTCTTGATGACCTGGAAGGCCAAGATCAAAAGCAGTTGGACAAAGCCCGAGCAGCCGTCATCAAACTGTATGCCGACTTCGACCGCAAGAGCCTTGCCCGTCTCCTCAAAGCCGCTCTGGAAGCTCCCCCTGCACAGCGAACCCAGAAGCTCGACCAGGTGCTGACCGCTTTTGATCAGGCCACCCAGCACCTCAAGAGGCCCCCGCAAGCCGTTCAAGACATCATCCGCATGGCTGTCGGGGACCAAATTCTGTACACCGACCAGATCCTCAAAGCCCTCGACCCCAAGTTCCGGTTCAACTCCACGCCGGGCAGGGAACGGAAGTTTGCAGCGGATTCCCTTCAGCGCTTCGAGAAATACTGGACCAAAGAATCCAGCAAGTTTAGAAGAAGCATCAAAGGCGCACTGCAGAACGCCACCCGTCTGAAGTGGACTCCGGAACGGCTGGCCACCGAGATTGAACGGCGCACTGGGGCCAGCAGGGCCAGAGCGGTCCTGATTGCCCGGGACCAACTCCTGAAAGCCAAAGCTTACGCCAATGAGCAGCGGCAAAAGGATTTGGGCATCACCCGATACGTCTGGAGAACCCAGCGGGACGGAGATGTCAGGCCTGATCACAAAAAGCGAGAAGGCAAAGTCTACGAGTGGGGCAACACCGACAAGGACCCCGGTGGTGACATTCAGTGCAGATGCCACGCCATTCCTTACCTTGAAGGTTACCGCGATCCCGGTAACCCATCCCTTGAGAATCTGCAAGACTACAAGAAGCGTATTGAAGGGTATGGGTACAAAGTCGGCATCAAAGAGAAACCACTGATGCAGCTGTACGGTCGGGATGCCGTGGCTGGATACCAAGATGGCACGGTGTTGCTAAACCCAGCATCTCCCTTCTGGATGGATCCTCAAGCTGAAATGGGTCAAATGAGCCGGGTCGGATGGAGCAGTACCGATCACCCAGACCACCTGATCTTTCATGAAATTGGTCACCACCTGCACCGCCAGAATTCCCCCAATCGCTTCAAGAACAGCGCCAAGCAGAAACCGGGCTTGAAGCTTCAAGAAACCATTCGCCGGGAGGTCAGCAGGTATGCTGCTGTGAACATGCAGGAATTCGTTGCAGAGGTCTACGTAGGCCTTCGAACAGGCAAAAAGTACAGCAGGGAAATCATGGCTGCTTATCGAGCATTTGGAGGGGTTGAACCATGATCCACCGCCCCCCGTGCATTTGGTGCAAGCACAAGAATCCCAGAGGGGCTGACCGGGACTGCAAAGCCTTCAAGATCATTCCTGATGAAATCATCTTTGGAGAGCACAATCACTTCTATCCTTTTGCTGGGGATGGAGGGGTGCTGTTTGAGCCTTTGGAGAATGCTCCTGGGTGGGTGCTGGACGCTTGGCCACCCCCGGAAGCAGGAAAATAACCCGAACCGCTCACCGTACAGGTGGGCTTTTTCTTGGAGGTTTTTATGTCTGTGAAAACCACTGGAGTGAACCGGCCACCTCATCTTGAAATCAAAGTGGATGAAAGCGGCGGAGGAACCATTTTTCTGGGCGGCGTAGAACTGCCCTGGGTGAAGTCTTTGAAGCTGAGTATGGATGCTGAAACGCAAACCAATTCGGTTTTCATGCAAGTCATTGTTGGTCAGGTGACCGTCTCTGTTCCCCCTGACCTGCTCACTGTTGGCTTCCTGCCTGCAGACCAGTTGGAAGAACCCACGGAGGCATGATGGGCGACTTGCTCGAAGAGTTGATGAAATCCATTGGCACTCAACTCAGGGGCTGGCCCCTGTTTTGGTTCATCCTCATCATGCTGGGCCTCTTCGTGTTGTGTACTTGGCTGGACATCCTGTGAGGTGCAATCATGGCTGACATTCTGGATGCCAGCAAGATCCTGGAGGTTGGCATCCGGGCAATCAATGCAGCCCGAGAGCACTTCGGGCTGGCCAGTGAATGGCGAATTTTTGCGAACGTGGGTGAAGTCCCAGAGGGTTGCAGGGCTGCCGTGCAGATGCACTCAGATTACCTGAATGCCTACGTGACCTTTCACCCCTTCTATGAAGATCCAGAACAGGTGTGGGGGGATGCAGGGCATGAAGTCGCCCACCTCCTGCTGGCCGAACTGGAACCAGTGCGAGCCCACATCGAACAGGACGAAAAGCACGGAAGGTACAGCCCACTGGACAGGATGTTCAGGTTTGGGGTTGAGCGCACTGTGAGCCGTCTCGAAGCCCAGTGGAAACGCATGAACCCTTACCCCGGAGAGCCAGAGGAAACCCCTCCGGAGTCGTGAAGGTGTGGCACTGACAGGGTCAGGTAAGTCCAGCACATTGGTCCATCAACCTGAAGCCAGATCAGGGCAAGGTGCCCGGGTCGTTTGAGGCATCCAGCAGGGCTGGTGTAAGTCCCAGTTGCAATTCAACATCAAGCCCAGACCGGAGCAAGGTGCTCGGGTCGTTTTCGTTTTGCTCAGGGAGCGAACATGCACAAGAAACTTGAACAGCTCGCCATCGACAACCTCATCCAGTTCAACACCCAACACGGGCCCTTAAACCGCCTGCCCCGCATCCTCTGGAATGGAGGCCAGCCCGCAGAGGGAGGCAACAACGGTGGAGGGAACAACACTGGTGGCAGCAACTCCGGAGGCCAAGGTGGTGCCGGAGGCAACAACAACGGTGGTGCAGGGGACCGGGATCAGGGATTCCGTGCCGCTCTGGACCGCATGAACGGTGACGCCACACGTCTTGCTGATCGCCTGTACTCCGAGAACTACCAGCAGCGTGAAGAAATCCGGACGCTCAGAGGTCAGGTTCCCCCACAAGGTGGGACTGCACTGACACCTGAGCAGGCAGCCCTCTGGCAGGCATACCAATCCCTCGGGGCCCCCGATGAGATCCGCGCAGGCCTGACCGAACGTGACACCCTCCGGTCTGAAAACACCACGTTCCAGCGGACACGAACGATTGGACAAGTGGCTGAAATTCAGGGCTGGAAACCTGCAGAGTTTGAAACCTTCCTCGAAGGCAAAAATCTCGATTTTGTCATTAGGGAAGATGACAAAGACAAGTCGAAAAAAGTCGTTTTTGTGAAGCACAAAGACAACGACAAGGATGTTGAGACTCCACTCGGGGAATACTCCAAGCGCTGGGGTGCTCTGGTGGAGGCCTTCGGTGGGGCCCAGAAAACCATCGTCACTGGTGGAGCTGGATCCAGTGGATCTGGCAAAGGTGGCGGTACTGGCTCTGCATCAGATTTCCTCAGCAAGAAGTACGGCAAGAAAGACAAGTAAAGGAGAAACACCATGGCTGGAGTCAGCAACAAAACCATCACCAAAACAAAACCCGTATGGGCTGGAGATTTCCTCTCCAGAGAGCATGTGCTTCCCGGAGGTGTTCGCCTTGACGCCACTTCCTTTGTGGCTGGACCAGACGGAAAGAAGCGCGCAGTTGCCGGAACCCCAGTCGGCAAGAAAAACAATGAAACCACGTGGGGACCTGCAGCTGATGATGACGATCAGGTGCGTCTGCTCGCCTTTGACAGCCCCGACATCGACGCGAATGCCGATGGTGACCTGTACCGCCCTGGTGGTCTGGTTTACACCGACAAGCTTCCTGTCACCCCGTCAGCTGCGGTCCTGACCAAGCTGAAAGCCACCTACGATTGCACCACTGGTGGAGGTTATTAAATGAACGGAATTGCTGCTCTCGTCGCAACCATGATCGCCAGAGGCTTTCTGGGCGAAATCGCCAACAATGCAAGGGCTCAGTTCGGTGTACAGGGACGCCAGTACCTCGGTGCCACTCTGCTGCCCGAGCGCCTGGTTCCAGAGAACATGTACACCGAAACCGACATCAGTTACCGGACCATGCTTGCCAATGCCGGCACCCGGTACAGCCCTGCTGTGAAAAAGGGCAGTGCGATGGTCGGGGACATGAAGGTCGAACTGGGCAACATCGATGTGGCTTCAGAGTTCACCGCTGAAGTTTATGATGCCCTGCAGAAAATCCTTGGCCGAAATGAAGAAATGGAAGCTTTGGCTTCTGTGACCGGATGGCTCGACAACCAAATCAACCTTGCCTTGCGTGAACTGATGGAGAAACACCGCTGGGAGGCTCTCGCGGATGCCCAGGTGCTTCGCAAGGGAGCCAACGGCTACGAAGAACTGGTGACCTACTCCAACCCTGCAGGCCACCGAGTGACCATCGACTCTGGCAGCATGGCGAGCCCTGAGGGGTGGTACGATCCAGACCACAACCCCCTTGAGGACATTGATGCCCAGGTGTCCTTGCTTTCAAGCAAGGGCTTCACGGCTGACCGCATCATCACCAGCAGGTCCAGAGCCATGCTTGCTGCACGGCACCCCAAAACCCGCGCAGCCATGGGACGCTTCACCATCGACAACACCGGTAACCTCCAGAGCCAAGGGGCTTTCGCCAGCATCACCAGCCTGAGTGCCTTTTTGGTGGCTGAGGGGCTTCCCCCCATCCAGACCTATGACCTGATGGCTCGAACCGAAAACGGAACCATCCGCTTCTTGGATGAAACCAAAGTGATCATTGCCTCTGCCACTGGCCGCGATCAGACCATCGATCTGGGAGATGAGGCGATGCTGCTGCAAAACACCCTCGGCTATACCGCCGTGGGGCGTGCTGCCGGCCAAGCCACTCCGGGCATCGTGATTCGCATGGAGCATTTCGAGAACAAGCCCCCCAGAATCGAAGGCGAAGGCTGGGCCACCACCCTCCCTGTGGTGCAAGAGCCTGAAGCCATCGCTGTGCTCACCGTCCCCAACCGCACCGCCTAAACCCACTCCCCTGAATCCCATCGGAGGAACACAACATGTCTGAAGTCAAAACAGACCGTCACGGCAGCACTGGCACCCTTCACAAGGGGAAGTTCGTCACTTGGGATGAACTTGACCAGATCAAAGCTGCTGAAAAGGAGGCGGGTCAAACCGCCTCTCAGCCTTCCAGCCCTGACCAGAGTCAGTTTGATGCCCTGCAGAAAGAACTGACCCAGTTGAAGACCAGCTCCAGCAAGACCATCACCGAACTGGGAGCAGAACGCGACCAGTTGAAATCAAAGGTGTCCATCCTCACCACCGAAAACAAGGCCCTCAAAAAGCAGGTGAAGGAACTGGAAAAAACCCAGAAGGCTGCAGGGCCCAGCGCCCCTGTACCATCTGACAAAGACCAGAAGGGTGAGCCAGCAAACCCCTCCACTGAAAGCCCCTCCAGCACGGAAGGCTGATCATGGATTTGCTGGAACGCCTGAAGTTGAAATTCAAACCGCAGGCGTTCGGTGATGTGGTCACCGCAGACGGCATGGACAGCGATGCACCTCCCACGTCAGATCCTTTCACTGCCCGCCTGACTGCCTACATTGCCGATGCCACAGCCGTGGTGGCCACCTTCACCCGTCTGACGGACCCCCTGCTGATCACCAACGCTATCTACCAGTACACCCTGTTTCTGGCCTATGACGACATGATCATCCAACTGATTCAGGCCTTCGATCAGGAGCAGGCCGGACAGACCCAGACGGCTCGCACCAACTTGAACAACCGACTGGAGGAACTCACCAGCCGCAAGAACGAGGCGAAAGCCAACTTTGACCGACTGGTGACCCCTCCGGTGGAAGAGCCCCGCAAACCCCAGAGGTCAGGGAATGTGGACGTCACGTCGGGGTGGTGAGCATGGCGCGCTTCAGGAACGTTGAGCAGTTGGAGCGTGACACCCTACGCAGATTCAGCAGCTTCAAAGAGAAATCCATCCGGGGTGGAGGCATCCTGACCTTCAATACGGCAAAACGCGTCCTCAGTGACGGGGCCGACCGGGGTCGAGGTAAGCTTTACCCCAGACGGAACCGCTCTGGTGGCGTGAAGCGCAGCAGGAAGAAAGGCTCCATGGGCAGAGTGGAGAAGTACCGCGCTTCTGCCCCGTGGCAGCCTATCCCAGCCCGGAACTCTGGAGGGTTGATCAGCGGGATGCGTCTCACCATCACCAAAACCGAAGCCAAAATCTGGAGTGCCGTTCCTTACTACAAGTTCCTGATCAAAGGCACCCCCAGAATGAAAGCCCGGAACTTCATGAAAGTCGCAGCTCGCAAAGTCCGACCTGAGATCGACGCGTTGTTCCGGTTGTTGATGGAAAAAGAAAGCAGGTAGGCATGCACCTGGTGGCCACCCTTAACTTTTTGAGAGCAGCTTGGAAGGAAGTAGGCATCCCAGAGAAGAACATCCACCTGAAGAACTTTGAGGCCCTGCACGTCGTGGCAGGGTCCAAAGTGCCTCCTCCGATGGTGCTGGTCTTTCCTGCGGACGGTCAAGGCAAAGTGGACCGTAAGGGGAAACCCGCCATCCGCACTGCTGCCCCAGTCCCTGAACTGCAAGATTTTGAAGATGCCATCAAGGGCATCCAGAAGTCTGTGTTCACCGGGGAAATGATGTATGACAGCATCTTGGTGGCGAAAGATTACACCCAGTTGGAAATGATCCTCAACCGCTTCTTCAAGTATCTGGCGTTCGCTGAGCCTGCTGACATGAGCGTCAACCCTCCAGTGAAATTGAAGATTCCCAGTGATGGGCAGATCGACATCGACTGGTTTTCTCACAGCCTGTCCGGGTTTGAGGTGGTCACCTTGCACATGACCTGTGATGCGTCGGTGTACTACCAGACGCCCATCGTCCCCATGACCCTCATCGTGGATTACCAGATCGCAGGGGGAAACCCCGAGGAGTAAAACATGGCATCCAAGAATGCACAAGCCCCTCAGGAGACACCCACTCCTGAAGGCATCACCCCTGCCAACACCAATCCGGGTGAAGGCACAGAAACCAAAGATCTCGTCCTGAGCATCGAGCAGCATGCCTTGCAGCTGCAAGTGGAGGAATGGCAACTGAAGGGGGTCAAGGCCCGCAACGGTTGGCCCATCGGCCAGAGGATGCGGCGAAGCACCTTCGAAGCTGCGCTGGATGCATGGCTGCACGGCACTCCCCTGAAGAACGCAGAGCCTGAAAAGGCAGAGCCCTCTCAATCTGAAACCAAGGAGGCATGATGTTGCCAGGCGTTCAAACCATCATTCGCGACGGCCAGCTCGGCAGTGCACCGCCCTCAAGTGACGGCATCCGCGTGGTGATCGGTCCAGCTTCTGCTGGGACCATCAATGAGTTCGTGCCGATCACCGACCACTTGCAGGTCCGCAGCCAGTTTGGTTATGGGCTGCTCCCTGACGCTCTGGCCAAAGATTTGTCTGAAGGAGGCGGTTTGGCTTATGCCATGCGGTCCGCAGCCAGCATTGCAGGCACAGTGACCCCAGCAGAGAGTAACCCTTCTGACCCAGAGATCACTCTGGATGGAACACCCAATCAGCTTCTTGCTTTCGTCGTAGAGATCCTCAAAGCTGGTGCCAGAGGTACCGCCACCTTCCGGTATTCTTTGGACGGTGGGGACACTTGGAGTCCAGAAATCGCCACGGCTGCCAGTTATGCCATTGCTGGTACCAGTCACACCTTGACGTTCGCAAACACCACCAACTACGGGCTTGGCGACACCTACAGTTGGGCTGTGACTGCACCCCAGAGCAGCATTGCAGATCTGCAAGCTGCTGTTCAGGTGGCCATTGATCGTGATGAAGGATTTGAGTGGATCCACATCCCTCAGCCTTCAGACAACAGCTTCTGGACTGCCATGGACAGCATGATGCTGCAAGCCGAGAACAGCAACCGCTACTGCTTCATGATCTTGGAGGCCCCATTGCCCAACGATGGCGAGACGGTTGCGGCATTCAACACCCGTCTGTCTGGACTGATGGCCAGTTTCAGTTCAGTCAGCAAACGCATCATGGTTGTGGCCCCCGCTGCGGAAGTCGTGGATTCCCTGTCTGGCCTGCAGCAGTTGCGGAACATCGCAACCCAGATGTCTGCGCGCCTCGCGAAATACGAACCTCACATCAACCCCGGCTGGGTCCGCAAAGGCCCCGTGTCGAGTGTGACGGTGATCGCTCCTTTCACGCAGGGTACCCAAGGCAAGCTGAGCCTCTGGAACAACGCTGTGGCCAGCAACCTCGACAATGCCGGTTACGCCACCGTTTACACCTTGAAGCGCCGCAAAGGGTGGTATTGGAATGGTGGCCGGATGGCGGTGCCCAGCACATCTGACTTTTACACGGTCACCAACCGCAGGTTGATGGATAGAGCTTGCGAAGAAGTGCGCGACTCCCTGCTGGATTCCATTCTGGAAGGCATCGACCCCACCAACCTCACTCTGGCCTTGAAGCACATGGTTGCAGTGGCTGAAGCGCCCCTCCGGAGGCGTCAGGCCCGAGGTCAAATTGTGGGCTTCGAGGTGTCCATCCCCGCAGGTCAGAACCTGCTGAGCAGCCGGAACATCACTGTGCGGGTGGGCATCATCCCTTTGGGGTACCCCAACACCATCTATCTGGACATCGGGATGCTCAATCCCTTGCTGGAAGGAGCAGCATAATGCCACTGAACGGCGTTTACTACAACAATGAAGCCATCAGCATCCGGCTGCCCAGCGGTGAGACTGTGGACTGCACCAGCATCAACTACACCGCCAAGCGTGGCGTGAACCGCCTGAAGGGCAACAAGGGCCGCACCAATGGCTTTTCTCGCAAGGCCGGTGAGTACGATGGGGACCTGGAAGTTCGCCGTGAAGAATTCCAGCTCATGCAGGAAAGCCTGCCAGATGGAATTCTGGGAAACACGGTTTTCCCGATCACGGTTTACGGTGAGAAGTCCGACACCGAGAGCTTCACGGACACCTTGCCTGACGTGTTGCTGGAAGAGGTCGGCACCGGAACCCAAACCGATGATGAGGACATCAAAGTGAAACTGAAAATGGTGATCCTCTCACCCATCAAATTCGACGGCAAGAGTCCATTCAAAGGGGCTTAAACCACCCACAAGCCAGAGGAGAACAGGTGCTGTTCTCCTCTTTTCGTTGAACTGCACTGGAGAACCCCATGTCTGAAAATGAACACCTGTACACCATCGTGGTCACCCTTGATCCTGACGCTGAACCTGAAACGGGTGCCACCGAATACCGTTTCCGCAAACCCCAGAAGGACAACCTGAACACCTTCTTCAAGAAATCCCAGGACGGCAAAATCGTGGAAGCCAACCAGAACCTTGCTTTGCAGTGCGTGCTCCCTGAGGACAAGAAGGCTCTGGCTCAGGAGTTCGAAGAGAACTTCGGTCTGGGCAGCCGGATCACCAAGAAGCTGCTGGAGTCCAGGGGTTTTACGGCGGGGTAACCGATCTGCCTTATCCGAAGCTTTCGGAAATAGAGCGGATGGAAGCCCTGATTGTCCACTACCTGAAGGCAGAGCCATGCGATGACTGGGACGCCTTTTTGATGCAGGCATCGAAAGCCCGGTGGTTGCACAAGCATGTTTTCAACACCACCAAAGCGGCTGTCAATCACGGTCTTGCCGGAAAGGAGGGAGGGTAATCTTGGATCCTGCCTTGGAATGGATTTTAAGGGTCATTGATCAGGCGTCAGGACCCACGCGCCATATCATGGGCAACATGGCCGGGTTGGAAAGGCAAGCCCAGCTCACCCAAGCCTCGCTCGAAATGATGAACTTGGGTGCAGGCATGGTGGGAGGTGGTTTCGCCATGGCCATCCCACTGGTCTTTGCATTCATGCAAGCCTCTGATCTTTCAGAGTCAATGTCCAAAAACCAGCAGGTTTTCAAGGGTTATGCCACAGAGATTGAAGAATGGGCAGAAAACTCAGCTGATGCCATGGGTTTGTCTCGGAATGAGGCCATTGCAGCAGCATCCGATTTCGGTAACCTGTTCACAGCCCTTGGGCTGAATCAGGGTGTGGCCGCCGAATACAGCATGAATCTTGGGCAACTGGCTGCCGATTTGGCATCGTTCAACAACACCAACGTCCCCGATGCCCTTGAAGCCATTCGAGCCGGAATGACTGGAGAAATGGAACCACTGAAACGTTACGGCGTGGCCCTGACAGATGACCTGCTGAAACAAGAGGCATTCACTCAGGGTTTGATCGCCACAACAAAGGTAGACCTGACACCAGCCATCAAGATGCAAGCCGCATACTCTCTGATGTTCAAACAGACTGCTGTTGCACAAGGAGATTATGCAAGGACAGCCAGTGGGGCAGCCAACACCACACGCACACTCAGGGCCCACGCTCTGGATCTGGTGACCACCTTGGGTGAAGTCCTGTTGCCTGTCGGCTTGGCCATTCTCACTTGGTTGAACCGCACCGTCCAGAGAATGCAAGTTTGGGTGGATCAAAACCCGGTTCTCTCCAAAGTGATTATGCTGACAGCTGTGGCCGTAACTGCTCTGACCACTGGTTTGGGAAGTTTGATTCTGTTCATGGGTTTGACTGTCTTTGCGGCCACACAACTCTCTGGCGCGCTGACCATGGCTCGCGTTTCTGCAACCGCGTTACAGAATGCGTTGATCTTCAGGGTCACTGGAGGTGTGCCCACTGCACAACAAGCCACCCTAATGGCCTCATCGTTCGGTAGATTGCGGCTGATGGCCCAAGGGGCTCTGCTGCCCGTTCAAACGTTGTTCGCCACCCTTAGGGCAGCGGTGGTCAGCAATCCGGTGATTTTGGTGATCACTCTGGTTGTGCTCGCCATTGCTGGCCTTGCCCTCGCCTTCCGTCATGCATGGCAAGCCAGTGAGCAATTCAGGGACAGTGTACGTGCTGCCCTTGAACCCCTGAAAGCATCTTTTGAAGCTCTTCAGGGCCACATCACAGCACTGAAAATGCAGTTCCACTCCATGATGCTGGCCTTCCAAACCAACCCAGCGTTCATCAAGTTTCGGCAAGGATTCGAGACTGCCATCATTGTGGTGGCTTACAGCCTCGGGTATCTGACCGGGTTGCTGATCCGGTGGGGTGTGCAGTTCGTTCAGTGGGTGATGGAGAACTTCGGCTTCTGGATTGATTTCGTGACTGGGGCGTTCATGTTCGTGACCGGCTGGCTGGAAGGGAACCACACGAAAATGCAGGCCGGAATGCAGAAGATGCTGACTGCCATTGAAGGTCTCTGGGAGAACAGCTTGCTGTACAAGATTCTCGGTACCATCATCGGCTGGGGTTCCGCTGCACTGCAATGGATGACTTCTGGAGTGCAAGGCATTCTGGACAGTCTTGCTGGAACTGCTTCTGACTGGCTGGAGATCGGTCAGACGTGGATTTCAAACCTGTGGGATGGAATCTCTGGCCGATGGAGCAGCCTAAAAAAAGATGTTGCGGATCTGGGTTGGGGCATCGCTGAAACCCTCAGTTTTGGGTTGATTCAAAATCCGAACCCACGAGAAGCTGCAAATGAAACTGGGGTGCTCATCAGTACTGGTTTAGGAGATGGAATTCTCAGTGATCCTCACCCTGAATTGGCCATCAGGCAGCAAGGGGAACTGGTGAAGGAGGCTTCACGGGAAACTTTCGAAGTTCGCTCACCCAGCCGTGTGTTTCAAGGCATCGGCCAGTTCCTCAGTCAGGGTTTGGCTCTGGGGATCTCTGATCAGGCAGCCAGAGCGGTGGCCAGTGCACGGCAATTGTCGAGCAGTGTGGTCGCTGCTGGAGCAATTTCATTGCCAGCCATTGCTGCTCCAGCAATGCCAGATTTGCCAACTGTTCCAACCCCTGCCTCCGTCATGCAAAACGTGGCTTTCACCAGCACCCCTCAGGTGGATGCACCTCCACTCAACGTGATGGGCTTTGACGTGCAGAGCTTGAACCTGCCAGAGTTTCAATTTGCTCAACCCAGCATCGGCTTTGAGTCTCCGGAAATGAACCCGAGTTTCATGACCCCCATGACCGGGCAATTGATTCCAGAGATGAAAGAGGTGCCGAACGCACAGAAAGGAAGTGAGAGCAAGAAGGGTCGGTCTTCTGGAAGGCCAACCATTCACATTGAGAACCTGCACCTGCCCGGTGTTACCGATGCGAATGGTTTTGTGGCCGCGTTGGGAAACTTTGATTCACTGCTGGAGGGCTTTGACGATGACGAAGACTAGCCGCATGATTCGAGCTCCGGGCGTGGATGAAACCGTTAAATGCGGAGATTTGACACTCCCCGGTATCCTACAGGGCATCAAGGTCAATGGTTCTCTGGAAACCCAAGAGGACAACCTTGAAGACACCAGCAAGAAACAGGTGGTGGTGAAGGGTTACACCACCCAGACCGTGCAGCTTTTCCTCACGTTGACCGGGACCCCTGAAGAAATCAATCGGGACATTGGTGTGATTCAGAAGGTCTTCCAGGTGGACAGGGTGAAAGCTGCAAAGCCGACCACCAGCAACAAAACTCCAACCGTGGTGGGCTCTGGTTTCGCTGCTGCAAAACTGGTGCCGTTTCGCATCGTCAATCCCCACTTGGATGCACGTCGAATCAAAGTGGTCCTGTTCGATGGTTTCACCACCGATGAGGATGACACCGACGATTCAGTGCGCTGCACCCTGTCGTTTCATGAATTTGATGCAGATGTGGCCAAGTTGGAAGCCAAGATCAAAGCACAACAAAAAAATGCTGGAGGCAACGGCGCTGGTCCAAATGGGAATCCAAATGACCCGAACGGAAACGGAGGTGATAAAAACAAGCCCAAAGCTCAAGGCTCAGGCCAGATCTCCAATCCCCTGCAAGCATACGTGGATGGTGCCAGTGCAGGACTTTCTGGTGGAACGTATAACCCGATGGGTGAAGTGACGAAATTGAGGGGCAACTGACCTCACCCGTCGTAGTATTGAGGCATGGGTTTACTCTTGATCGTCATTGGAATCATTGGTGGTATGGCATGTTTGGTTGGGGGGTTCTTCTTCTGGCCATTGCTGCTAGGTGCAGCAGGTGGGTTCATGCTGGTGGTGTGGGGCATGCAGATGCTCAGCAAGACCAATGCTCAAAAGTCTGTTGGGGTCAACGTAAGGCAGGGTGGTAAAGTCGTGGTTTCCGAATTGAATGGCCGATTTGTGGTTTCCACGTTTGGCATGAACAACACAGGGGAAGAAATGGGGCGTTACCTTTCCCACAAGGAAGCCAAGAATGAAGCTTCACGGTTGGCTTTGCTGCACAATTTGGATTTTGTTGATGAGACCAAATCCAACATGCAGGCACAATAAAGCGTAAAACTAACGCGATCTGTGTAAAAACCTTCTGAGAAGACCTTATCACTGGCATTTAGGATCAGGCCCCCTATTTTCAATTCACATATTCTGGGCAGTGTGGCAAACTGGAAACATGCCCATAGTCCCCTTAGAAAAATTTGTAGCCAACAACATTGGTGCCAAAGAGCGTCCTCAACAAGTAAAACATCTTTACTCAATTCTTTTGCCAGACGAGAATCCTGTTTGTGGTATATCTGGCTTTTTTGGCGATGGTGCTGACTATGGTTTGCTGACCCTAACCAATAGACGAGTCATTCTCATTGCCAAAGGTATTTTCTATGGTACAAGAGTCGAAGAAATTGACCTCTCTAAGATTTCTTCTGTTGAAGAAAAAAGTGCCATGGTTTTAGCGACAGTTACTGTACACACATCCGGCAATAAACTTGAGCTCAAAAGTATTACAAAAGAGGAAGCCAGAAGGTTCGCCAATACCTTGAGAGAAGCATCGGCCAAAAGCACCATGAAAGAAAGCAAGCCCGCAGCGCCACCCCCTCAACCAGATGATCTGCTTGATAAGTTGGAACGTCTAGGAAAACTCAAAGCCCAAGGCCTTTTAACTGAAGAAGAGTTTAGTCAGGCAAAAATGAAATTGCTTCAGTAAACCTCCTCAGTAAACTGACTGTCACCTTCGGGTGACATTTTCTTTTGGGGGTTCACATGCAAATTTACCGCCCGAGTGCACTGGTCAACAGTGAATCCGCTCGGGATGTTGTTGTTTCAGCTTCCCTCGCCCATCCATGGCGGTTGGCCCGCTTCTCTGGAGACAGCCAGTTTACCGATGTGACCATCGAAATGGATACCTCCGGCACACCTTCCAAGGTGTTCATGGGGAACGTGCAAGATCCCGGTGCTTATGCCTGGAACAAAGGCAATGGACAAGCAAAAGGGTTACCGGGCTGGAGAAAGGTGGTGAAGCCCAGAGGCTTCACGGACGTTCGACTGGAAACCGTGCTGCAATGGATTGCTGATCAAGCAGGCGCACGAATTCATGTGGCCACCCGTGGTCAGATGATGCGCACGTATTCCATGTCCAAAGGGACTGCTTACCAGTTGGTAATGAAAGCCCTGAAGGACTGGCGGAATGATTCTCTGCTGACGGAACTGGATGGTGGGGTGCTGTATGTGGGGCCAGAATCAGCCTGTCCCTTGGCAGTCACACATGCATTGCAGTTGGAGTATGGGGAGAACATTCGCCGCTTGGAGCAGGTTGCTTCTGATCGCTGGAAGATCATCACGCATCTGGTGCCCGATCTGCGTTTGCTGAATCGTCTGAAAATCATGCATCCCTTGATCACCGGCACTGTAAAGGTAGTAGGACTGGTGCAGTCTGCAAGTCAAAACACCTGCACAGAAATGGAGGTGGTTCGTGTCAGTTGATCGTGCCTTACGGCAATTCAAGAAGCTCCTGTTTTCGTTGTTCCCGTATATGCGGGATGAAACCCATTTGCCCATGAAGGCAAGAGTGATCGCTGTTCATGGTGAGGCAGGAAGCCCTGCGGTTTCTGGAGGGCCCCGGTTTTACAGTGTGGACTTGGAGCCCTTAACCCCTGATGGCCAGTTGGATGACAGGAAAGCCATCATGGTTGATGTTCCTCTGGATGTTCCGTTTTCTGGAGCGCAACAAGGCGTCTTCTGCCTGCCCACAGTTGGCTCTCTGGTGCGGGTCGGCTTTTATGGGGGTTCAGCAGCCCACCCTTACGTTGACGGAATCCTGCCGGACGGCCACAGCGTCCCAGAGGTGCCACCCAACATGCTGGTCTTGCAGATCGGCGGTAAAACCCTATCCATTTACAAGACGGGTGGAAACCTGCTGCTTGACACGAACGCCGACTTGATCATATCGGCCCCAAACGCAAAATTTGAGGTGCTCACCGCCACCATTGCTGGGAACACCCGCGCTGTCGCCATGGTGGGCAGTGACGTGACCATCATCGGGACTGACTCGAGAGGCGGTCCGATCAGCGCCACTGGAACGATTGCCTCGGGCAGCAGCAAGGTCCGGGTGGGGGAATGATCACTGATCTGCTGTTCGAAAATGGCGATTTCGTCTTGGATGCAGCTGGAGATTTGCAGGTGATCACGGGCATCCGTGTGATCGCTCAGGACCTCTCGGCCCAGTTGCAATGCCCTCCAGGGGCACACTGGGCTTTCCCAGACTTGGGGGTTGACCTCGGGGAATACCTGCTGGCTGGCCTTGATGAAACCACCGTGCTGGAAATGCGTCAGGAGGTGGAAATCGAAGCCATGAAAGACGACCGGGTTCTGGATCTGGTGGCCACTGTGACGCTGGAAGATCTGCGTTCATGCCGGGTGGCACTGCGCGCAGAACTGACCGACGCGACACTCGAAGACCTCAATTTGGATTTTCTGGTGAAAGGAGACACATGAGCCCTGCGCTTCCAGAGCTGACTTTACCGACCCTCAGCGAAGCGGAACAAGAACTGCTGACCTATTTCCCACCAAACTTCCCTGTGAACAACTCGAAGCCCTTCGGGGTGCTGAGGACATTCACACTGCTGGCTGCCCAATCGGGGCTGGACGCTCAGGCCTTCATGGCCAGTTTGGTCCCTCAAGGGTTCCCACTGCTGGCCACCGGCTTTTGGCTGGATGAACACATGGCGTCCGTGGCAGAGGAGCGAATCAAAGCTTCATTTGCCGCAGGCAATGTGAAAGTCACTTCTGCTGCAAATTCAACTTTGCCCGCAGGGGACTTGCTGCAAACCGAGCCAGATGTTTTTGGTGAACGGCTGTTGTTTGTGGTGACACAGGACACCCCTCTGGTGGTAGGTGTGAACACTGTTTCTGTCCGGGCATCTCAGGCAGGAGCAAAATACAATGTTGGAGCTGGCCGCATTACCAGTCTGGTCACCGTCAACCCAGTGGTGACAGGCGTGACAAACACTGCTGATTGGCTGACCAGTGCAGGTGTAGATGAAGAATCTGATGACCTCTTGAGAGAGCGGTACCTGCTCGCTTGGACAGGAATCAGCACCGGGGGTTCATGGCGGTCCTATGTCCGATGGGCCAGAGAAGTCCCAGGGATCATCAAAGTCAAAGTGCTCGATGATCACCCCAGAGGTCAGGGCACAGTGGATGTTGTGGTTGCACCTCCTGCAGGCCTGCCCACACCTGAGCAAATTGCTGCCGTGAACAGCATCGTGCAAGACAACCGTCCGGTGACCGCTGATGTGCTGGTGAGAGGCCCAGATTTGGCCCCACAGAATTTCGCTTTCACCTTGTACAAGAAGCCCACTTCCAACACAACAAACACCCAGTGGCAGGCGCGCATTCAGGCTGTGATTGATCAGCAAGGCATTGGGGATGCGTTCTACAGCAGTAGTGTGGTCGATGCCCTCATGGCCACAGGGGAACTCTTTGGGGTTGTACCGACCAGCACGGATTACATCACGGTAGATCCAGACACACTGATCACTGCAGGCAGCATTGCGGTCACGGTGGTCTGATGCCCCTCAACGCATCTCAAGAACAACTGAAAGATCAAATCACCCAAGTTTTGATCGACGACCTGCCCCCCGAAAGACAACCCAGATCGGGGGGCATTGCTTGGGAAATGGTGCGGACGCTGGCCCACCAGCAGACATTGCTGTCCGCCCGAGCTTTGGACATCTGCTGCAACTGGCTGGCTTCGCAAGCTGATGCAGAGCACTTGCCTTTGATCGGAACCCTAAGGGGCATTGAGCGGTTCCCATTCGAGGATCTGGAGGTCTTCAGGGCTCGGGTCGTCGGGGCCAGAGCATTCTGGCAGAAGGCAGGGACCCTGCCCGGCATCAAGCTCGCTGCCCTCCAGATGGGTTACTCCAACCCCCAGATCATCGAGCACTTCCACCAAGAGCCGACCGCCTGGGCAGAATTCAGCATCATCCTGCAGCCCGGCAACACCGCCTACACCGCTTGGAAGTGTGGGGATGGATCTGCAGCAGGCCCCACCCTCACCGTCGGCGTGGGCCTCAGTGAACCCGAGAAAAGGCGCGTCCGAGCCCTGTTCCGCGACGTGAAACCCGCACACGCCAAAATCCGCAACATCATCTACACCACCGGCCTGATCTGCGGGGCGTTCACCGCTGGCCCCACCGCCATCGTCACCAGCACCACCAGTGCCACCACCATCATCTTCTAAGGAGGAACACCATGGCAGAACCCACACCCATCAACATCCCCAACGACACCCAATGGGTCAACACCGTTCAAGGCATCGGCAACGGACAGGGAGCCGACGAAATCAACCTGAACATGGCCGCGACCGCTCTGGTGAAACGCACCAACTGGCTCAAAGCCAACACCCTCCTGCTCTCCGGCAACCAGACTGTGGACGGAATCAAAACCTTCGAAGACAGCCCCATCATCCCAGAGCCCACCCAACCCGAGCATGCAGCCTCAAAAAGTTACGTGGACAGCCGGGCAGGAGCCACTTTCGCAGGCTTCTATTACCCGGCTGAACCCCTCATTCACTCATTGCCTGCCGGTTGGACCGCTGAGATCGTCGGTGGGGATGTGGAAATCACCCACAATTTCGCTTCCATGGCGTATGCCGTGGTCATTCAAGAGCTGGACAGTGCACGCACATACTCCCTGGCTGGCTTCGGACCCAACGTGTTCACTGTGGGTGTTCGAGATGGAGCTGGCACCCCGGATGCCTTCACCTTCCAAATCGTGCGGTTCTGAGGAGGGGCAGTCATGAAAACCCCGAACGTCACCGTCAGAATCAGCGATTCAGGCTCCGGCCTTGGAGGGAACATGTCCCCTGCCTACAACCCCAACGAAATCAGCCTGATCCGCCAGCAAATCGCGGACCTGCAAGCCCGCCTCGACCAGCTCGAAAATGGCGGAGGTGGCGGGGAGCTCGCTTACCCCATTGGCATGGAACTCATCGACCCCAGCTCCAGCGTGGATCCAGCCCTCGAAGACCCCTTCCCGGCCATCCAGAGTGGCAATGTCCCTCTGGTGGTCCGGGAATACGGTGGGCCAGAGCTGGGATTCGTTCACCACTTGCGCCTGTTCGCCCCAGAGCAAGCAGGCATCCAAATTGCAGCCCTGATGCAATCCCTTCCAAACACCCTCCTGCCCAACTCTGCAGCGAACGGAAGGATCCTGCGCATGCACGCAGGCGTGTGGGAGGTCAGCGACCAGTACATGGAAGTGGCCATGTACTTCCCTGCGCCCGGAGAACAAATTTACGTGCCATCAAGGGACGTGGAATTCGACACCAACAACCTCCCAGAGGCCACCTTCGGAGCGGGTGTCGTCGAGTATGCCCTCTGGGATGCCGATTTGAATGACTGGAATTCCTTGGGAAGCACCGCCCCCAGTGCCGTCCCTGCGGGACTGGCCATGAAAGTCACCGTCACCAGTGGCCCTCTGGCCCTCAACCTCCCAGGGTGGTACAGGGAAATCGCTTCAGAAACATAAAACCCCGAGTGATCAGACTCGGGGCCTCTCGTGCGGGATGAAACCATTATCTCGCACGGGGGGTTGCTCGCAGGTTGTCTTGCTCGTGCGGCGAGGCTCAAAGGAGATGCATGAAAATCCCTATCGTTACTCTGGCAGCTCTGACTGTGGCCACCGCAGTGGAAGGAGGTGTTCCCACCCCGCACACGGTTTTCGAAATGAACGCTGGGGACTTACGGGTCCTGCTGACCCTGACCCTCGCAGTGGGGTTCGTGCACTGGCTCAAGTGGCTTTCTGAGCCCAGATCCCGGCGTGGCCACCCCACCAAACTGGTCGGTGACATTGGGGTCGCGATGGTGTTGTTCTGGGCTTTCGCGGCCATCTTGCAATTGTGGGGCAAACTCAACATGCCTTACTTGATCATCACGGCAGTCGCCGTCGGGATGTTCAAAAAGGACTTCCAGAGCAAATTTCGAACGTGGGTCTTGTCCCTGTTCGATGAGAAGAAAGCAGGTGGATCATCATGACCGTTTACGAGTTGGCCGTCTTCCCCCTCGGTTCTGTCTGGGTGCTGCTGTTCATTCTGGGTTGCAGCGCCGCAGCCCATGGTTGGGCATTCACGCAAACCGTGGCTTACGCTCGGGTGCTGGGCCGCTCACCCATCTGGTGGCTGCTGACCCTCGGTTTGCTGGGGTCCGCCATCGCCCTGTACTTGCAGTGCACCGTGATCTTCACGGACCGCATCCCACCCTTGCGGGTGATGGATTTCATTGCTTACGCCAGCCAGTTGTTCATCGTCTTTTCGGTGATCTGGTACTTGAAGACCAGACGGCTGACTGTGGAACTCAACCCCTACCGGAGGCGCGCCAATGACCGTCCTGATCACGCCTGAACTGTTGAGAGCCGTCCGGCCTGATTTGCCGCTGACCATCGCCAGAGTGCTGGCCCCTAAGTTGCAGGATGCTGCCGAAGGTGCTGGAATCACCACCAGACTGCGGGTCGCACACCTGCTGGCCCAGCTCGGGCATGAAAGCGGCTTCCAGCCGAGGGAAGAAAACCTCTGGTATTCCGCCCCTCGGATCTGTCAGGTGTGGCCCTCCAGATTCCCAACTTTGGAGAGCGCGAAACCTTATGCCATGAACCCAGCCGGTCTGGCCAACCGCGTTTACGCCGGAAGGTTAGGCAACGGGAATGAAGCGTCCGGCGACGGCTACCGCTATAGAGGGAGGGGCCTGCTGCAAATCACAGGCAGATCCAATTACCGCACTTACGGCAAACTGATCGGCTTCGACCTTGAAGCCCAGCCCGAGTTGGCTTTGCAGTTCGGCATTGGATCTCTGGTGGCAGTCGCTTACTGGACCCAGCGGAACATCAACCGGCTGGCCGATCAGGATGACTTGCAGGCGGTGACCCGAGCGGTGAACGGTGGCCTGACTGGGCTGGAAGACAGGGGGGTGCTGCTGCGCAGAGCGAAAGCCTTCCTGAAGTAAGTACCTTACACGTGTCAACCACAGGTTTCCCGAGTCTCCCGGCTCGGGATTTTTCTTTCTGGAGGAACCACCATGGAATGGACCCTGAATCAAATCAAAGCCGACCTCAGGCTGCTGGCCATCAAAGCCATGTCTGAAATCGAACACCAAGCCAGAGTGCTGCTGGCCACCGAAGGCCAGAAGCTCCTCGGGGCGGAGAAACGCCAACTGGCTGTGAGCGCTGTCATGCAGGGCTACGCTGCCCTCACCGTCAACATCCCAGTGCTGAATGCCACCCAGATCGATGACCACCTGGTGCGCCGTTGGGCAGAAGAAGCTGTGGACTGGGCCTGTGAGCAACTGTGCGACGTGATCAACAAGTTGGGCCGCACCCCGGTGGTGGGGGCTCCGGAGTTGCAGCCTGCCAGAGTGGAGGATGCCCAGTGAAGCGGGCCTTCTTTGCAGGGTTGCTGGTTTGCGCTTCTGTCTCTGGGTGCACCCTCATGTCGTGGGGTGAAGATCCTTACGGGGCCACCCTGCAAGTGCGGGAAACTGAAGTGCTGCTGTCCTCTGGGAGCAGAGATGTGCTGGGAGGCACCCTCTTCTTGTGGGGTACAGACCTCCGGGTGAACGAACCCAGTTGTCGGGTGGTGGCCACCCATCTGGAGTGCAGCCTGCCGAAAATCCCTGAGCGGAAGAATTACGTCCTGCCTGTCGCTGGGCACAACATTGTCGCGCAGGCCCTCATCGAGCGGCCCGATGGAGCCCACCACTGGGCCGCAAAGGAAGTCAGCCATGCCCATTGATGACAGAAGCGTTGATGCCGTCAACAAACAACCCATTGGGGCCACTGCTGTTTTCGTGAAAAAGGCCGATGGCAGCGGAACGAAAGCATGGGATGGTGCCCTCGGGGCCGGGGAGTCTCACATCGGTGAAGTGGGTGGGCGTTTGGCTGTGGCCTCTGCAACATTCCAGAGGCCCGGCGACACCACTGCATATGTTGCTGGTGATGTGGTCTCCAATTCCACTGTGGCGTCCAGCCTCATGGAGTTGGAGATCGCTCGGGTGAATGGGGGCAGTGGGTGGCTGGAGAAAGTCCGGCTGATCACCAACAACAAAAACACCACTGCACGTTTCCGGGTGTGGTTCTACAAAATCAGCAACCCTGCGGTGGCCGTCGACAACGCCAAAATGACCCTGCTCTGGGCCAACCGGGAGAACCGTCTCGGCTACATCGACCTGCCCCCCATGGCCACTGAAGATGCAGCATCGGACAGTGCTTCCGCTCTGGCCAGTCCGGGGAACTCGGCGAACCTTCCATTCACGTTTGTCACTGGAGAACTCACCCGGAAGTTGTTTGTCTTGCTGGAAACCCTTGACGGGTTTGCTCCTGCTGCGAACCAGCAGTTCTTTTTTGAAGTCACCGCTTCGCTGAATTGAGGTCCGCAAATGACATTTCGACATGGCAGACGCAGAACGGAACGCAAGCTGATCATGCCACTGGACGGGCTGTCCTGTTATTTGGACTACCTCCCTGGGCAGAACAGTCAGCTGGTTTATGACGCCTCCGGGCTCAGTCTGGGAGCGTGGCAACTCGGCAGCACTCTGGCCAGCGATACCAACGACCCCGCTTGGACCCCTCAGGGGCTGACGTTTGATTCGACCGATTACCACGGTCTGCCGTTGCAGGCCGTCAGATCGATTGGGTGGGTGTTTTATACCCCCACCAACATCACCCCGGCAACCCCGGAGATCAAAATTCTCAATGACGCCAGCACCACCAACCTGAGTCTGGGAGCCAGCACCGGAGCCCTGACCAACGAGGTCATCACCCTCGCGTGGGTGGATGGGGCTGGCACTGGCCGCGTGGCATGGACTGGAGCAGGCATCCAGATTGCCGCAGGATGGCATGTGCTCCAGTGCAATTTCGATGGCGTTGCATGGCGGATCCGGCTGGATGGGGTATTGCTGCCTCTGGCCAGCGTGGGCAGCAGTCACCGCGAGTTGCCAGCTGCTGGCCTGCGCAGGCATGGCAGTTCCCCGAGCAGCATGGTGGGCATGACGAGCGCCGCGCTCCGACTCGGGACGGTCGGGCTTTCGGTTGCCGGGGAGCAGGACGAAAGGGATTTCCTGAAACTGGATTGCCTCCGGAAGCATGGGGTGGTGCTGTGAGGTGGTATATGGGGTGGCAGGAACTCCAGCAGGTTTACCCTGCTGGTGTCGCCGGGTTTCAAGCCGTGATGCCGTTGGGGCGGGATGGGAACCCCATCCAGTTGGGTTTGATGAGTGACTTGCAGGCCACCAAAAGTCTGGATCAGACCGGCAAGGAATGGGTGTACTTGGAGGCTCCAGAGTTGACGCGGGAAGCGTTGGCGGCTGTGTTTGATTTGGCTGCAGGTCTAGGGTTTGCGGAACCAGAGAGCATGTTTGTGTGTGCTGGGCCTCCGGAGGGCTTTTACTTTCCTGAAGACGATTGATTTGAAATTGAAATCCCCTCTCGGGCTTCGGCTCGGGAGGGGATTTTTTTGTTTGATTCAGCACATGGCGCACGGCCTGCTCGGCCCTGCTGCCCTGCCCAGAGTGGGGCTTGTGGCTGGGAGCACCATGCACCAGTTGCAAGGATCACTGGTGTGCTCTGGTCGGATCATGCAAACCGAGCAGTGACCTGGGTCAAATGCAGACATGATTGGGGTGCAGTTGCCGCAGGGACCAGAGGTACTGGCAGGTAGGGTGCTGCACCCAGCGCATGGGCGGGCTGCGATTGCTGGGAGGCTCATGCAGTTGGAGCAAGGGCCGGAGGTGATGGCGGGCAGGGTGATGGTGGTGCAACTGGTGCAGCCTTTGGGTGGGCCGAGCAAGAGGGTCAGCAGGGCAGTAAGTGCGACCAGCCAGAGGGGATTGATTTGGATGGTTTGTGCATGGGTTGCCGGGAAGGTCATGTTCTCCAGTGTAATGCAGTGGGGTAAGATGTGGGAGACCGCTCAGGAGTGTGCCGTCAAATTGATTCCCCTCTGGCTTGAAGCTGGAGGGGTTTTTGCTGGAACCTAAATTTAAAGTGTAATTCCAGAAAACAAAAAATATGTTATACCAGAAAATACCAATGCTGGTTACATTTTTAACATAGCTTGGTATTTAAAAAGCAGAGTCCTTATTTTTACTAGATTTCTCGTCTGTGTAAAATAGGTGAAAACCCTAATTTAATCTCCACTTTATTACTGAATAATCAGGCAAAGGAGATTTATGAATAGACTCTGCTACGGGAACAATCTCGGGGTATTACGTGAGTCATTTTTCGATGAAAGCGTAGATCTGATTTATTTAGATCCTCCTTTCAACTCAAAAGCGGATTACAACGTAATTTTCAAAGATCATCAGGACCACAAAAGCACTGCTCAGATTCTGGCTTTTGAGGACACTTGGCACTGGAACGCCGAAAGCGAACAGATCTTGGCTGAGCTCGTGGTCACCCACGGGCCTCTTGCAGAGATGCTTCAATTGATTGTCCAAGCACTCGGGAAAAATGATCTTGCTGCCTACTTGGTGATGATGGCCGTGCGGCTGGTGGAATTGCACCGGGTGCTGAAACCCACTGGGAGTCTGTATCTGCATTGCGACCCGGTGGCCAGTCACTACCTGAAGGTGTTACTGGATGTGGTTTTTGGTGCGAGGAACTATCGGAATGAAATCACTTGGAAGCGTCAATCTGCACACAGTGATGCCAAAAATAAGTTTGCAGATGTCTCAGACATCATTTTGTATTACAGCAAATCAAAAAAGGCGACCTTTCACCCGCAGTACACCGAGCATGATCCAGAGTATGTGCGGAAGTTTTATCGTCATGATGATCAAGATGGGAGAGGGCTTTACCAACTCGCAGATATGGCCAGTCCAAGTCCTAGACCGAACATGATGTATGAATGGCAGGGCTTCCGCTGTCCGGACAAAGGTTGGCGGTATCAACGGGATACCATGCAGAAGTTGCATGATGAAGGCCGTATTCACTATCCAGCCTACCCAAATGGTGAGCCCGATTTCACCAAGCGCCCTCGTTTAAAGCGTTACCTCACTGAACAAGAAGGCACGATTGTCACCAACATCTGGGATGATATTCCTCCTGTGCAAGCACAATCCCAAGAGCGCCTTGGTTACCCCACGCAGAAGCCTGTGGCACTCTTAGAAAGGATCATTCTATCCAGTTCAAATCCGGGTGATGTGGTGATGGACCCCTTCTGTGGGTGTGGAACGGCGATTGCTGCTGCCCAGAAATTGGGTCGCCAGTGGGTTGGCATTGACATCACACACCTGTCCGTAGCCTTGATGCAAGCCCGCCTGAAACGAGACTTCGGTCTGGAAGCCAAGAAGGATTATCTGGTGGAAGGCACCCCTGAGGATCTGGGTGCTGCGCGCTATTTGTTTGACAGTGATCCTTTTCAATTCCAGTTCTGGATTGTGGGCATGCTTGGAGCGCAACCTTATGGGGCCACCAGTGCCCGGATCAAAGGCAAGAAGGGAGCGGACACCGGAATTGATGGCTTGTATTACTTCCGGACGCCGGGCGGAGAGCGGGTAGAGAAAGTCATTGTGTCTGTGAAGGGCGGGAAAAACTTGAACCCCAGCATGGTGCGGGATTTGCGGGGCACCGTGGAACGGGAGAAGGCAGCATTTGGGGTGCTGGTGACATTGACAGATACCACCAAAGGAATGCGTGACGAAGCGGACAAGTCCGGAGTTTACAAGTATGGACAGCGACCCATTCCGAAAATCCAAATGTTGACGGTAGCAGAGATATTGCAAGGTCAAAAACCTGTGGTTCCAAGTGGCTCATGGAATGCCAGTTTCGAGCGGACTGTACAGACAGTGTCGAGCAGGAGGGATAAGTCTCAAGGGATCCTTTTTGATCATCCTTGACCAAAAAAAGGGTCCCAGTGCTGGGACCCTTTTTTATTTGGTGATCACCACCAAACGGACCCGAACTCCGGTCTGCCGGAAAGCGTCTGGGCCAGAGAATGAACCCTCAGGAAGTGGGATAACTGTGGAATGCACCTCATCGAGCCAAGTGCGGAACTGCTGGGATTGCCGGTCCTGCCTACTGAATGGCCCCTCTGAGCAGATGGCCACCAGAATCCCGAAGCGGGACAGCAGACTGTAAGCATGCTGGATGTGCTGCATGTCCTGTCCTTTCTCGAAGGGTGGGTTCATGACGATCCGGTTGTACTGACCTTCATGCTGCAAGAAGTCCCCCTGAACCACGGTGTGCCCTTTCTCCTGCAGGATGCTGGCCAGAGTGAGGTTCAGTTCCACGCAGGTCAGGCGGGCATACCTGTGTTTCTCCCGGATCCGGTCTGCAATGTCTCCCCTTCCAGCACTGGGCTCCAAGACTGTGTGATGGTCCAGGATGGTGGCTTCCTCCAGCATCTGGTCCACGAGGGGCAGAGGGGTCGGGAAGAAACCGGGGATCTTCACCCCGAGCAGGGATTGCTCTTTTTCTGCCTGCGCTCTGGCTGCCGCTCCAGTGTCTCCAGCGTCCAGCGTCCGAATGGCCTGTGTTGCGTCATCCCAGTTGCGCTCCTCGATCCCGAGTCTGGTCAGCAGGGGGGTGTCCAGATCCCCATAGGTGAGGATGCTGCGGTATCCCCTTTCTTCATGGGTGATGGGGCGCAGCAGTTCCCGGACGTGCCTCTGCTTCGTGACCTTTTGCAGGATGGCAGGGAGTTTGCCTTCCTTGGCAACACTGGCCAGAGTGAACAGCAGGTTCTGGATGCGTTGCTCTGCATCCCGTTCCTCCAGTTTGGACTTGCGGAATCTGGCCCGGCGAGCTGTGAGGGCCAGACCATCAAAGGCAGGCACGGAAAGCCGGTCAATCTTGGGTTGCATCTTCAGGGCTTCATCCTCCAGCCGGGCGGCATAAGCCTGCTGATGCTCTGCACTGAAGGGTTGGGACACCTCGGGGGCCAGAGCGGACGAGCGGTGCACGTCATCCACCACCCAGCGCTGTAGGGCGTAGGCAGCCGTGGTGGGGTTCACGATGGCCACCCATGCCCGGTCACTGGAGGTTTGAATGCCGAGTTCTTCAAAGCCCTCGTGGTGCTGCCAGCGCTGCATGACCCTTTCAACGAAGGCTTTGGAGTGGGCCCGGCTGGTGGAGAGGTACCGCAGGTGGCTGCGGGCAGGTTTGCCTTCCCACTGGATTTCGTGGGGCACATCCAAGTCCTGATCGCTGTCCCATGTGCATCCGACCAGAGGGGAACCCACAGCCTCGACGGCTTTGGCGTTTGGTCCGTCCGTCCATTCGATGGTGATGCTGTTGCCATGCCGGGTAACCACGCTGAATTTCACTTGGGGCCAGAGCAATTTGAGGTCCTTGCGGATTTTGGCGGCGCAGTCCTTGGCCTGCACATAAGGAAAAGTGGTGGCACTCATGCCACCACCCACACTTCTACGATTTCGCCTTCTTCAATTCGAACACCCAGTAGAGCCCGTTCAAGTTCTGCCTGCGTTACAGCATCTACCACCATCGCTTGGGCGTCCTGTGCCACAGGAAGGATCATCCACCCTTGCGGAAGCTCGATGCTGAGGGAGGTGCCATTCCAGGGTTCCCGAGCAGACCACTGGACGGGGGCAAAAGTATCACCCGTGGGTGAGATCTGGGCATACACATGCTGGTGAGCAGAGAGAAGTTTTTCTGTTGCGGATTGGCCAATCAGTTCTGTGAGGTATTCCCTGGTGAGCTTCATCCACCCACCCCCTTCATGACTTCCAGCAACCGCAGTTGATAGCGGATACTGTCCCAGTGCAGTTCGGCCTGTTCATGGGCAACTCTGGCAGTGTGGTATTCATTTTCTGCGCGTTGCAGGGACAAAATTTCTCGGTGGCACTGAAAGCGCATTTCCTTTTCGCGTTCCTCTGGGTTTTTTCCGGTGATGGTGGCCACACTTTTGGCACTGTCGAGGTCACGTTTGCAGGAAGTCTGGATGATGGTGGCTTCAGAAAGGACCTTTTTGGCTCGGGCCAATTGGGCCTCAGCTTCTTTGATTTCAGCAATGGTCAGTGGGAGGGTGACAGTCATGCTGTCACCACTTTCAGGCCGAATTTGGCTTCAACATCACGGGCAGCAAATTGCCATGCTTCTGCTTCGGTCATGCCAATCAGCAGTCCAAATTCGACTGTGGTGTCGAAGACCCAAGTGGGGTCTTGCTGAAGGTCTTGGGGTTGGGTATTGTGTTCCATGGTCCTTGCACCTCTGTAGGGATTCCAGGTCAGGGCGGTTTCGTTGGTAGCGGGTCGCCCTTTTCTGTTGAACTAATTGTATATCTCTGACTCAACAATGTCAATATAGAAGTAAACAAAGTTAATCCTCAAATCAACTTTGTGCTACACTGATCGCATGACCCGAGAGGAACTGGAAGCTTTCATTCTGACCAAAGCCAAGCAAGCCCCACATGGCTTTCAATCCCAGCTCGCTGCCCGGCTTGGGGTCACACGGTCGTACATTTCCCATTTCTTAACAGGGAAGTCTCCTGTCCCCTATCAACACCTTTTTGAAATCTTGGATGCTCTCGGATACAAGCTGGTGCTCCAGCCCAAAAATAGTGACAGCATAGTGACTGGTCACCCCACAAACAGTGATGAGCAGGCATGAAGCCTCAACCAAAAATCATGTAAAATCACTGTGCCAAAGGGAAGCCATAAAATCGCTGGTGAGTAAACATCAAGCTCCAACACTTCTGGAAAGCGTGTATAGGGTAACACCTATCGCGGGTTCGAATCCCGCTCTCTCCGCCAGAGTTCAAGCCCGGTTTTCCACCGGGTTTTTTTGTTTTTGTGCATCACCCCTTCACCCCCATCTGCCCTTCTATACACCCTGCACCCTCCGGACTGGATGCATAGGGAAATTCCCGGGTGAGCCTGTATTCTGAACCGTGCCTGAGCTATATTTGACAAGGCACAGCCCCATTGATTTTGTTTCCCAGCTTGACATCACCCGAGGAGATGCCCATGATCACCCCATCTTTGATCCATGCCCTCAATCCCAATCTGAAACAACCCGACGTGACCGCCAGCAAATTGCAGAAAGCAGCAGACCAGCATGCCATCAACACCCGCCTCAGGGTGGCGCACTTTCTGGCCCAACTGACCGCCGAATCGGGTCTGGTTCCGCAGCAAGAAAACCTGAATTACTCTGCCAAACGATTGACACAAGTGTGGCCTGCCCGTTTTCCCACTTTGGAAGCTGCACAGCCTTATGCCATGAATCCAGAGGCGCTGGGCAACAAGGTGTATGGTGGGCGAATGGGCAACACCGAGCCGGGAGATGGTTACAAATACCGGGGCAGGGGTTTCATTCAACTGACTGGACGGGCGAATTACACCTCTTATGGCCAGCAAACGGGTTTTGATCTGGTGAACAACCCTGATCTGTTGTTGCAAATTGGGGTCAGTGCACAGGTGGCAGCAGCATACTGGACAGACCATGGCCTGAATGCTCTGGCCGACCAGAACAACCTGCAAGCCATCACCAGAGGCATCAATGGGGGCCTCAACGGGCTGGAAAGCCGTGAAGCCTACCTGAACAAAATTCTGGCCTTGCTGGATTGAAAGTCCACCAACCCCTGTCCCCTGAACAACAAGACCCTCCAGAGAGGGTCATTTTTGCTGTTCGGGCTGAATGCCTGTTTCTGTCCGGGTGAAGTTCAGCCGTTCGTAAATGCTTCTCAGGTTCTCTTCCAACAGTTCATGGTCCTGAGAGAGCACCACAGTGGGCACTGGGATGCCCTCGAAGCGCATTTGTTCTGAAATTTCGAGGTCACGCCAGTGCTTTCCAAACACTGGAAATTCATTTTCCAGATAGTTGTGCAGGGCAGTCAGGCGATGCTGTCCATCAATGACCAGCCGACTGAGTTCGGGGTTCTCAGGGTGGAGGGTGATCACCAACTGTCCGAATCCCAGACCCAGCCATACATTTTCAATGAACTGGATCTGGTGGTCGGTGCTCCACTGCAATGCCTGATGAAAGGCAGGCAAACGGTGACCACACACATATCCTTCTTGAAAGCGCATGCGAATCTCACGGTGGCGGTTGGTGAAATGAATCAAGGTGTAAGGCTGGGGTGGTCCAGCACTCAGAGGGGCAGGAAGGGTCAT